TTACACTTTAGTAATCTCCTCCACTACATATTGGTCTTTTACTTTCTTGCAGGTACATACGAAGAATTCCGGATGTTTCAGAGCTCCTTGTAAAGTATCAGGAAGAATCATTTCTTTAGTACGACGGTCCATTGCAACCGTTGCATACAGGATACCTTCACTCTTGCATTTCTCTATTAATGCACTTTTTAGTTCTTCTACGCTATATTCCATTTGTGTGATCCTTTGTCGCTGCAAAGTTATGGAAAATATGTATATTTTGTGCAATAATATTCCTGTAATCTATGGAAAATAGTTCTTTGATTTATTCTAATCCATGACAAAGTAAGTTAGATTCTTGGTATAAATTTAGAATACACATGTTATAGAATAAAAAAAGTCCTTTAACTTGTTAATAACGAAACTATTTAGTACGTTTGAAAAATAAATCAAATTTTAATGCTATGAATAAAGAACAGGCGATGAGTTGTGCTGCAAAATGTATGTCTTCATTTAACAAGTATGCTACAAAGTGGAATATTCCCTCACATTTAACAATTGAAATGTGGAATATTATAAAGGAAGTTTATGATAGAATGGATTCTCCAATTACAACATGTAATATTGATAGAAATGGAGGGGTTGAACTTGAATATCGAGAAGCTTTTTCTAATGTATTTTATAATGTTTATGTTTGTAGCTGTAAAAATGCAAGATATAATACATCTGCTTCTTTCTCAAAACATGTAAAGTTACAAAAAGATCAATGTATAAATATTAATTATGACCCAGATGTTCTTTCGATTTCTTATCGTATAAATGACATTGATATTATAGATATGGGAGAAACGTATGGTGAATTCTATAATAACCTAATTTAAAATTCAAGTAGTAAAATTAGCTGTTTAAATTTTAAGTTTTTTGTAGTATTGTTTCATCTTCCGAATCCTTCTTTAGAAAGTCGTTTTTATTTGGTATGCAAACATTTTATTTTCATCAGAAGGTCTTAAAAGTGACTTGATTCCAGTTTTATTCAAATGATGATCAAGCCACTTTTTTTCGTTTTCTTTTGATATAATATGACTGGTAATAAAATAAATAGATTAGCCATGTTTAAATTCTATTTAATTAGTATGTATTGCCGCAGTACGGTTGCGGCAATGTAAATAACGTCAAAAGTGACGTTTTAACTTTCAATGATAAATACTCATTAAGAAAGAAAGGGCTCGATTTGAATTTAATAGTTTGTTGTATATCAATTATAAAAATAGCTCCCTAGTTCGTCCGCTGACGAGGGAGCTATTAACACAAAAACTAAACTAGACACATTTTTGGAAATCTAGTTGTATATTCTGTATATCAATTATATAGTCCTGCTTTTTTTTATGGTTCGACCATAATTCGACCATTTGATGTTTTATGTACTATCAAGATTTTTGAGTTTCATGTTTTATATTACTTTAAATATTATATTTGCGCATTGTCAAACTAAAATAGTGCGTTTATGAAAATGTTTTTTAGAAGCATCCAAAAATGGATGAGAGTGCGTAAAGTTCGTAGAGAACTTAAAAAAGATCAAGCTTTAAGAGAACGCTGCATTGGTTATGTCACAAAAGTGAATGGAACCAGTTCTTTCATTAATGTGGCTGATTATACATATAAATATATCAAAGAAGGAAAATTGCCTTAATAATTTTAAACTTCCTTGTTTGGTAAAAGCATGGGTAAGGAGAACTTTATTCTGCTTACAGATTCATTTTGTGCATCTTCATTAGAAGATACACCTACTCCTATAATGCTTGCAAACACACCAACTTTTGTATTGTTTCCTTTATTGTCAGATGTTGTCAATGACAGATTAAATTCAATATTTGTGATATAACAATGTTTTGACGCTATCTCTATGTAATTTGAATCCTGTTTCCCTATATCACCAATAGGATTAATGGTTAGTGGATATTTTGATGTTCCACCATTTAACTCTGTTACTGCATCTGCTATTTGAGTAACTGTGTCTTTTATAAATTCTTTTAGTTCCATATATAGTGTTTACTTCTAGTTTGTATCATTGTTTAAGAATCATATTTTATTTATAAAGCGTAATTTATTCCACTAATTCTTTTAAATGGGATTTTTCATGCCATTTTAAATACGTACGCCCTGATTTGGTTTCAATAGACTTTAAGTAAGGAGCAATTTTAGGAGATTGAATAGATTTTGTAGTATCATCTATTAGAGTTATTTTATGATTGATACGGCTATTGATGGCATGTGCATCTACTGCATCATAATTCAAATTAGAACGCCCTAAACTTAATATGAAATTTGTATCATTAGAACCTGTAACGTAATTAATAAGCGTCATTCTATTATTTCGAAGAACAACAGCATTGAATTTAATTGCTAATCCTTCATGTATAGAGTAGTTGGTTTTTAAGTGTTCCTTATCTACAAGGTTATGTATGAAATTAGTGGCATTCCTTTTAAATCTACCAATTTGTTCTTTTTCCTTTTTTTCTTCAAAAGAGATAAAAGATGCACTAACTACGGCATTAATGAAACTGGACAAGTCGTATACTATATTTGGTACTAGCTCTGCTTTCTCTATTTTTTTATAATAGTAATGATAGCCAGCATGTTCTAAAATATCTATTTCATAATCTTCTAAATAATACTGGAATAGTTTGAAATAGTATATGTCATCAGAATTAGCTTCACATTCATACATACCACTGTCTATCCAACCACCATCAGTAACAATAAAATCATCTCCTCTTCGAGTTAAAAAGACGGAAACAAAGATATTACTTGTTGTTGCTATCGGTGTTATGATCTCAAAAGTATTTCCATGTTTCTTTATTTTCCATAAAGAATTGTAGGATTTGATGATATATTCAATAAGTTTTTCCATCTCTTAAAAATTTATTCCTTCAAGTGGGTCTTTGTCTTCTCTTTCGAAAGGAAGATAGCCTTCTCGAAATACTTGTATTTCAGGTAATTCATGCTCATCATTAGTGTAGATCACACTTTCTTGGCAAAAGTAAGGAAAACCAAAGTCAATGTCAAATAAATGCTCAGCTTGTTTGGGATTATTCAATAAGTCTGTTTTATAGGCTAAGAAATATCCATTATCATCATATTTGTGAAAATGAGGAGTTGTAACACTTTGCTCAGCTAAAGGTATAAACGGAACTTCGTTTTTATGAGTACCTCCACCACTGTCATAGCGGATAACTACTCCTTTTTTGAATTTATCCGAAACTATCTGGAATGAACAATCTGTTTTATCTCCATTTCGTACTTCACAAGTCATGAAGGTATTTCCGAAGTGGAACTCTGAGTGAAGATGTTTTTTAGTATAAAGAGATGTACCATGATTTCCTTTAGGTTCAGAAACAATGATTGGTGCATTAATTCTCTTTTCAGCATTAATGAAAGTTTTATAGTCATCTATAATTTTTAAAAGCTCTCTATCTTGTTTTATTTTTGCCATATGTATGAATTAAATTATAGTGTTAGCTATATAATAATTAGGCTCTACTGTTTCAATTTGGCGCATACTTAAAATGCTATGATATGTCCTTTTCACGGCTTATCCTATATTTCTTTCATTCTTCAACATAGCTAGTTCACCCTTTAATTTCTGGTTTTCTTCCAAAAGCCGTTGGGTAAGCACTGTCTTCTCATTGATTTCATCCTGCAAATTGGCTATGGTATATACAATACTTTTCAATTTATCCATTCCTAGTTCTGTTTCTTCTTTTTGGAGAAGCATGGAGCCTTTTCCTCTTAACAGCCATTCTGCGGATATTTCTTGGTAGTTATCCAATATTGCATTAATAGTTGAGGCACTAACCTCACTTACCCCTCCTAATTGTCTACTCAATGTGTTTTGTTTAATACTACATTTGAGGGCAAATGCCCTATCAGATAGCCCTGAATAGGCTATAACTTCTTTAATTCTATCAATCATAAAATTTACTATAAAGTTAATATATCCAAATATGGATAATAAAATGGGTTTTTGGATTTGAAATTATCCATATTTGGATTATATTTGCATCATAAATCAATCAATCATACAAACATACAAAAAATGATTGATAAAACCAATTAAAAAATAACGATTATGAGCTACAATTTATCACAAATAATGAAGTCTGCACACCGCAATTACAAGAAGGGTGGAAAAACATTTTCAGAGTGTTTAAAATCTGCATGGAGCTTTGCAAAACTCCAAGAAAGTTTCTCACCGGAAGCAGTGAAATCAAGAACTGATAAATTTTTAGCTGAAAGACATGAAGCTATGAGCAAGACTGCCAAAGCTACACCTAGCAAGGAATATAATAACCTTAATATTCCCGCTTCCGCTTACTACAACCCAAATAGTACTCATTACGGTGCACATTACGTCGGAGATTAATCAAATTATACAACAATGGATAAAAGAACCGAACTAGAAATACAGCGAGACAAATATGAAGCTGTGATTGAAGAACGAGACGCGTTGATCAGCTCTTTGAGAGGTGAAAATGAAAAACTCAAACGAGATTTAGAATCAGAACGTGGATTTTATAGAGAGAAAGTTTCCCAATGTGATGATTTGAAGAAATTTATTGAATCGCAACGAAACTTAATGGACATAGTTTTGAAGAACAACCAAAGTATTCTCTAACCCTCACTAAAGTCAAACCAAACCGCCGGTTATCCGGTACCCAGTCCGGTCTTTGAGCCTGCCCTTGAAGGGAGACTGGGAACAACAGAGAAGAGTTCTTTGACATATTGGTAAAATGGTGTTTTGGAAGCCGACACGTGCTGAAAGGGATTACTGACGTAGGCGGGCTTCTCAACGATATAATGCTGTGGTTAATGGTCAAGCCGTATCGTTGTAAAACTAAATCAGTTAGACGTTTGTCGGCAAATCGAGGTATTTGCTTTATGTATATAAAGGTGATGTAGCTCAGGCAGGTTAGAGCGCTGTGTGTGGTGGATGGTTGAGAGTTCGAGTCTCTCAAGAAATACTCTTAGCTTAACGGAAGAGCACCACAAGCAGAGGTCGGCGGTTCGAATCCGCTCATCGCTTCAATGTTTAATTTAAAATTAGATTGTATGGAAAAGGATATTCAGAGACGTAACGTAATTGATGTATTACGGAGTATGGATGTTGGTGCAATAGAAGTATTTCCTATCGTTCAGAAACCGTCTGTAACTAATACATTGAATGCTCGGCTTTATAAAGAAAAAGCTGAAGGAATGGCTTGGAAAACAAAGTCAGATGTAAAAAATATGCAGTTTATAGTAACCAGAATTGCATAACTACCTTGCTTGTTGAGATGATCAGAGGTGAAATGGCTGAAATATTGCTAGATAATATTCTCCGTCTGTTTTCTACAGAAACGTTTGGAAAAGATAAGTCTGCGTATTATGTGGGTGGGGAAAAGAAATTGATGAATCTTATAGAAGCGGGTAAGATTGAAAGTGATAAGCCCACTAATGTTCAAAATGGCAAATGGCATTGTAATGCTGCTCAAGTATTACTGCATTGCCGATGTGCGAGAAGGAAAGTCAAATCTAAAAAGCGGAAGAGATGAAAAAAATAAAATTCATTCATAACATTTTTACAGTAGTTGCCATATTAGTAGCTATGTATATAGGTGGGGGAATCGAAGCTACGAGAAGTGATATCGCCTGGTCATATCTCATATTCATTATAACTGTTGTACTATTGGCTGTGAGATTCGAATATGAGGAAAGGGGAAGAATATAAAAATAGCCTGTGAAGGTTTGCATTGCTTAATTTTAGTATTTGTCATGTTTATTTAGCCCGGTTCGCCGGGTATCTGCCGGGATAGCCCAGTTGGTTAGAGCGCATGTTTCTACATGAGGTCAGCGGTTCGAATCCGTTTCCCGGCTCAACTCAATCAGAGTTAAGTAACCCGTGAGGGTGAAAATATATTTGCATTATATATACAATCAATGTAGCCGGAAGCGTCTGGCTACGACCTGAAGGAATGGCGGAATTGGTAAACGCAAGTATGCAGATAGATTGAAGAAAGTCATACATAGGTAATCTATCATCCTGGTTCGAGTCCGGGTTCCTTCACAGAGAATTTTTCTTTTTATGTTTAACTAATGTTGCCAGCGAAAAGGACGCTGTAGGGTTAAAGCCCCTGTTATTTGAGTTTTAATTGTTCTATACTATTCCGGTGTGCTTTGAACGGCTATCCGGAAGCAAGAAGCTCGTGAGAGTGCTATTTAATAGTTAATGTCGTGTTTTATTTTGTGTTTGTGTTCTAGGTGAATGGTTCGTGAGAATAGTTCACTTAAAACGGATGGCTGGTGTAATTGGCAGCATACGCAGATATGCGTGATGTGGGTTCGATCCCCACGCCATTCACCCTTCTGATCCTAATTAAATTATAGTAGTTCATGAGTTTTGTTTTGTGTTTGTGATTGGGGTGTATGGTCTGTGAAGATAGTGCACCTTTTTAATTAATCGGGCGGATATGTATATCGTTGGTTGAAACTGCGGTGAGGTGCACCAATATTCCGTGAGACCGGTTCGACTCCGGTTCCGTCCACTAGCATTTACATTATGTATAAATCAGGGAGCCGTACACCCTTCAAAGCGTAGCCGTTCCATAAGGTACATTGGATTATTCATTTTCTTATTTTTCTGCCTGTACAATACCGTACAGGCTTTTTTACTACCTGAAAATGGCGTTAAAATGGCGAAGTTTCTGTTTGTTAAACTTGTCAATAACGATTACCTTTACTGATGTAATAAACTAAAAGTCAAACCATTAAATTAGAATTATGACAGCGAGAAAAAACACTGTATCAACGGTTCAGAATGAAGAGAAGAAGAAAAACTCTATCAGACCGCTTCTAGCTTCTGAAATTGAATGTAGGGTTGGTACTATGAAACCGGACGGTTCGGGCTGCTCCTTGCTATTATACAAGGATGCTCGAGTAGACATGAGAATACTTGATGAAGTGTTCGGGGAGATGAACTGGAAACGGCACCATGATGTCGTTAATGGGAATCTATTCTGTACGTTGTCCATTTGGGATAATGAAAAGAAGGAATGGGTGAGTAAACAGGATGTTGGGACAGAATCCAGTACAGAAAAAGAGAAAGGGCAGGCTTCGGATGCCTTTAAACGTGCAGGATTTAACTGGGGAATTGGGCGTGAACTTTATACGGGTCCTTTCATTTGGATTCCACTTGAGAAAAATGAAATATATCAGAGCAAAACAGGTTCTCCTGCTCTATACACCAAATTCAGTGTAAAAGAGATTGGTTATAACGAGCAAAAGGAGATTATTTTACTTGTTATTGTGGACAATAAAAACCGCGTTCGTTTTGCTTATGGTAATACAAAGGAAAAAGTATATGCTCCCAATGTTTCTGCTTCAAACGCTTCGGGCAAAGTATATACTGGTGTAGACCTGGATCGTGCAATTAAACAAATGACTGGTGTTAAAAGCCGCGAAGAGCTTGAGAGAGTTTGGGCTGAACATCCCGAACTTCACAATAATAAGGAGTTCAGAAACATAACTATTGACATGCAGAAAACGTATCCTCCTAGAAATTGATAATAATGATAGAATTAGTGAAATCCAGTGTGGTTTTCAATGAGGAAAACCACACTTATATGCTCGGTGAAAAACAGTTGCAAGGTATAACCGGTATGATTAGCCGGCAGTTGTTCCCTGACAAATATAAAGATGTCCCCGATTTTGTATTGAAGAGAGCTGCAGAGAAGGGTAGCCTTATTCATGCTCAATGCCAGTTTGCTGATGTAACAGGCTTACCTCCTGAAAGTATTGAAGCAGAGAATTATATCAGAATGAGGGTAAATGCCGGATATAAGGCGCTTGCCAATGAATATACCGTTTCTGATAACGAATACTTTGCATCGAATATAGATTGTGTTTGGGAGAAAGCCGGTAGAATTAGTCTTGTTGACATCAAAACTACCCTTCATCTTAATAAGGAGTATTTAAGTTGGCAGTTGTCAATCTATGCTTATTTCTTTGAACTTCAAAATCCATTACTCAAAGTTGATAAATTGTTTAGCACTTGGTTGCGTGGTAATAAACATGAATTTGTTGAAATTAGCCGTAAGTCTGATAAAGAAGTCAAGAAGTTAATGGAATGCGAGAAGAAGGGTGAGCAATATCTATCCAATCTTCCCGTTCCTGCCCCTGATGATGACAAGTTACTTATTCCAATGCAGCTTGTAAATACTATAATCGGGATTGAGGAAGAACTTGCAGATCTAACCAAGATTCAGAAAGATTATAAGGCAAAATTGAAAACTGCTATGCGTGAGAATGGTGTCAAGTCATGGGATGCCGGAAGATTGCGAGTTAGTTATACACCCGCTTCTACGAGTGACAATTTTGATACTAAAAAGTTTCAGGCTGACTATCCGGAATTATATTCTAAGTATATCAAAACAGTTCCTAAAGCTGATAGTATCCGTGTAACAATAAGGGAGGATAAATCATGAGTTTAAATAAATTGATGCTTATCGGGCATGTTGGCAAAGACCCCGATATTAGAATTTTGGAAGCTGGTTCTAAAGTGGCCACTTTCTCCTTTGCCACCACTGAAAAAGGTTATACCCTTGCCAATGGAACACAGGTTCCTGAAAGAACTGAATGGCATAATGTTGTTGTTTGGCGTGGTCTTGCCGATGTTGTTGAGAAGTATGTCCATAAGGGAGACAAGTTGTATCTGGAAGGAAAGATAAGAACTCGGAGTTATGATGATAGCAGAGGAATTAAACGGTATATTACAGAACTTTTTGTTGATAATATGGAGATGCTTTCTGTTAAGCCTCAACAAGCGCCACCACCGCCACCTCTTCCGGAACACACCAATAATCAGACTCGAAGTGCGGTGAATGAGTGCCCGCCACCGCCACCACCGACCAAGGACGATTTGCCATTCTGATAGGTTATGGAAGCAACATTGACGAAGAAAGATGGCAAAATCCAAATGGATAAGTCTTTCGAGTTCATGTGCAGCACACTTCGTAATGGAGAATACACTGTAACCATTAAGAAAAAAACACAGCCGAGAACATTAAATCAAAATGCTCTCATGTGGAAATGGTTTCAGTGTATTGGTGCCTGTTTGCGTGAATACACAGGTGAAGAGTATTGGAGCACTGCTGCTGGAGTTCAGGATATACATGACTTGTATTGTAAGAAGTTTCTTGTGAAACAGGTTCATGTGAATGGTAAAGTGGAAACTATTGTGCGAGGAACAAGTAAACTTAATACTTTAGAGATGCATAATTTCATGGAAAGCGTGAAAATAGATGCGGCCACCGAGTTTGGTATTACACTTCCGTTGCCTGAAGACCAGCATTACTTAGATTTTATTCATGAGTACCAAAACCGGTACTAATTAATCCTTTTATAATTTATGATTGCAAATTTGAGAAACTACGAACCCGAGACAATCGAGTTTGTAGTTCCCGATTCTATTCGGGAAAAATTTCCCCCTGTTTTATTCCAGGGTTCTACGAATGTAGATGAATTGATAAAGTTGGTGAATGAGCATTTCAATGCTACATTCCCTGAAAGTGAGGTGACACAACGTTTACTGGATGAATTTGAGATTTCCGAAATTCGTGAAGAGTATTGCATCAAGCAAGAGAATGAGGTCCCCAAACGCGAACGTGAATTGTTGGAAGCCATTGAACGTGCGAAGAAAATTAAGAGTGATGCTCAAGACAGGTTAGCTTCTATTAAGACTGAAATTAAAGACCTGGCTGCCGAGGTCAAAAAGGGGACGAGGGAGTATCATCTTTCAAGTAAGAATACGATCCGGTTTGCTCTTGATGGATATTTCCTGTATTATTCATGGGTGAACGGTGAGTTTAAGCTTGTGAAAGCTGAAAAAATTCCTGATTGGGACAAACGTTCTCTTTGGGCACAGGAAGATCGAAACAGAAAAGCGATGCTTGATTTGTTTGGTATTGAATATCCTGAAGTAGAACGTCCTATTGATGATACAGAAGATTATGGGGACAAGTTCGAAGAAGACCTGTCTGATAAACTTCCTGAAGAAGAACCGGAAGACGATGAGTAGATTGCAGCACAAAAAAGGCAGGAAGTCCAACTATGTGAAGCGGCTTGTGAATAATCCAGATTGGGAAGAAGCCAAGCGTAAAGTTCGTATTAGGGACGGACATAAATGCCAGATGTGCGGTAAAGACTTTAATTTAGAGATTCACCACAAAACATACAGGGTTAACGGAAAATCAATCGTTGGTCATGAGCTTGAACATCTTGATTGTCTCGTTACCCTTTGTGGTGACTGTCATTCGAAAGTTCATAAATATCACATCAAATTATGACATACCAGTTAAGAGACTACCAAAAAAGTGCTAGTGATGCAGCGGTCAGCGTTTTTAAATCCAAGGAAAAGAAAAACTACGTGATAGTTCTTCCCACTGGTGCCGGGAAGTCCCTTGTCATTGCCAATATAGCTGCACGGATAGACGGGCCGCTGATAGTGTTCCAGCCTAGCAAGGAAATACTCGAACAAAATTTTGCGAAACTTCAATCATACGGCATATTCGATTGTGGAGTTTATTCAGCTTCTGCCGGAAGAAAGGATATCAATCGTATTACGTTTGCTATGATTGGTAGTGTGATGAAACACATGAGTTTCTTCAAACATTTCAAGCACGTTCTGATTGATGAATGTCATTTAGTGAATCCGGAGAAAGGAATGTATAAGGAATTCTTTGAAGATGAGCAAAGGAAAGTTATTGGGCTGACAGCGACTCCTTACAGATTATGTTCAGGAAGAGGTGGTGCTATGCTTAAATTTATAACTCGTACCCGGCCAAAGGTTTTCACTGATGTTATTTATCACTGTCAGGTGAGTGAACTACTTGCTAAAGGATTTCTCGCAAGTTTGAAATACTATGATATTACAAAGTTGGATTTAAGTAGAGTCAGGACTAATTCTACTGGTGCAGATTACGATGAAAAAAGTCTTCTGCAAGAGTTTGAACGTGTGGACATATACAAAGATATAGTTGGATGGACAAAACGTCTGTTGAACCCCAAATCGGGCATACCACGCAAAGGTATTTTAATATTCACGAGGTTTATTCGTGAAGCTGAAAAACTGGCTTCCGAAATTCCTAATTGTGCGATCGTTAGCGGTTCTACTCCAAAGGAGGAAAGGGCACGAATTCTGAAAGGTTTTAAAGATGGAAGAATAAAAGTTGTTGCTAATGTCGGAGTACTTACAACCGGATTCGATTACCCGGAGCTTGATACGATTGTTCTTGCACGTCCAACCAAATCCCTTTCCCTCTATTATCAAATGGTCGGTCGTGTTATTCGTCCCTGCCAAGGTAAAGAGGGTTGGGTTGTTGATTTGAGTGGGAATTTCCGGCGTTTTGGGCGTGTTGAAGAGTTACGCATAGAACAGCCTGAAAAGGGAAAATGGTGTATAATGAGTCGTGGCCGTCAATTAACCAATGTAGTATTTTAATTATCATGTGGAGAAATTACAAGAAGAAAGAAAAGAAAAAGCCTCTTTTCGAGGTAGAAGGTGTTAAGGTCAAGAAGAAACCTGATCTTGTCGATAAACTAGACAGAATATTTAGTTTATTCATCCGTTATCGTGATACGATGCCTAATGGATATTTTCAGTGTATTTCATGTGGTAAAATAAAGCCTTTCAATAAAGCAGATTGCGGTCATTACATCAACCGCCAACACATGAGTACTCGCTTTGATGAAATGAACTGCAATGCTCAATGTTCACATTGTAACCGCTTCATGGAAGGAAATATTCAGGATTATCGCAGACGTCTAGTTGCCAAGTATGGTGAACGAAATGTGCTGATCCTGGAAGCCAAGAAAAATGTTACTAAGCAATTTAGTGACTTTCAATTAGAAAAGCTGATTACTCATTACAAGGAAGAAGCGAAAAAACTGAAGGAAGCAAAAGGTCTGTGAGTTTTATTACTAATCGGAGTATAATCCCTTAAAATATGGAAAGAAATTCATTCATCTTTTATAAAGGGTGGAGAGAAGCAATCAAGGATTTGCCGGATGATGTCAGGCTGGAGATTTACGAAAGCATAATTGAGTATGCGACAACGGGAAATCTTCGGGGGTTGAAACCTATGGCAAATATTGCTTTCAACTTTATAAAGATAGATATAGACAGGGATACTGAAAAGTATATGTCTATTGTGGAAAGGAATAAGAGCAATGGTTCTAAGGGGGGACGTCCGAAAAGTGAAAACCCAAAAGAACCCAAAGAACCCACAAAACCCACTGGGTTATTTGGAAACCCAAAAGAACCCACAAAACCCGATAATGATAATGAATATGATAATGATTATGTAGATGATAATGATTCTCATTTAAAAAAGAAAGAAACTTCTCCTAAAGGAGAATCAAAGAAAGACGAGCTTTCTTTGTTCCCCGAGGAAAAGATTGATTGGGGTGGGCTAATGGATTATTTTAATTCCACGTTTAAAGGTAAACTTCCTGCTATAAAGTCCATAGATGCAAAACGAAAGAAAGCTATTAAAGCACGTGTCGCACAATACGGGAAGCAAGCTATATTCGATGTGTTCCAATTGGTTTTAGACAGTCCTTTCTTGCTTGGACAAAACGATAAAAATTGGAGGTGCACTTTTGACTGGATATTCAAGTCTGCGAATTTTACTAAAATTTTAGAAGGAAATTACAATGGAAAACGAACTGATACTGCGGCCACAAGAAGAGAATCGGTTAGCAGTCTTACGGACCTCGCCGAAAAACTATTGCAAAGCTCTATGCCCCAAGAAGGTTGAAGATGTATTTCAAAGTGATGAACCTTCTATTGGCACTATTATAAGAAAGTTTGGTGAGCCGCAAGCCAGAGCAGTGTTGGTCATATTGATAGCTGATGCCTTGGAGTTTTTCAATGTCGGTAATCCAATGTCGGCTACACAAGTCGCTACTACAGTAGATTTAATCATTGAAGAATATCCATATATGAAAACTGATGATTTTAAACTGTGTTTCAAGAACGCAATGAAAATGAAATATGGCAATATCTATAATAGAATTGATGGTCAGGTCATCATGAGTTGGCTTCGTGAATACAATAAAGAACGTTGTGCTGTTGCTGATAATCAGTCATGGAATTTTCATAAAGAGAATTTGTCGGAGGAAGTGAGCTATACAAGTGGCTTGTCGTATGAAGAATACCGGAACGAACTCAAACTTAGAGTTGAGCAAGGAGATGAAGAAGCTACTAAAGCGTTAAGTCTCTCAAATGAAATAATCTCTTATCTAAACAAAAGAGAAAATGGCAAACAAGAAGCAGAAGGTGACAATTTACTGGAACACTAGGCATATCAAACTTGAAGATATTCCTGAAGTGAAAAGAAGAATACGGGAGCGTTTTGGTATTCCTAATCACACAACTGTTAATGGTGAAACGGATTGTTATATCCGTGAGGAAGATATGGAATTGCTTCGGGAAACGGAAAAACGTGGCTTCATTCAAATACGTAATAAGCCCGCATGAAAATGGCGTTAAAATGGCGAAGTTTCTGTTTGCATAACTTGTCATTTTACGATAACTTTACTGATGTAATGAATTAAAAGTCAAACCAATATAATTAAATTATGGAAGTACAAAACATTAGAATTGACCTTATCAGTCCTTCTCCTTTGAATCCGAGAAAGACTTTTGATGAAGCAGCTCTTGAAGAGCTTGCAAGCAACATTGAAAAGCAAGGTTTATTGCAACCTATCACTGTCAGAGTTGCTAAATCCGAGGAGATGACTAACCTAGAAACCGGAGATGTTACCCCATTACCTTACACATACGAAATTGTTTGCGGTGAGCGTCGTTTCCGGGCTGTGTCACTTTTGAAAGCAAAGGAAGATGAAGCGAATGTTGCAAAAATCAAAGCCCATCGAAAAAAGTCGGAAAAATTTCAGACAATATCCTGCATTGTCAGAGAAATGACAGATGATGAGGCTTTTGAAGCGATGATTACCGAGAATCTTCAAAGAAAAGATGTTGATCCCATCGAAGAAGCTTTTGCCTTTGCGCAGTTGGCTGAAAAAGGACGAACTTTGGAAGATATCGCTCTTAAAATAGGAAAGTCTACCCGGTTTGTATTTGACCGTATTAAATTGAATTCTCTTATTCCTGAACTAAAAGAGCGGGTAAGAAATGGAGATATACCATTGTCCGGTGCTATGATTCTTTCTAAATTGGATGAAGATACTCAAAAAGAGTTTCATGAGGAGGAGGAAGAACAATGTACTACTGCTATGATTCGAGAATTTGTGAGTAATTCTTTCATGGAGCTTGGTAACGCACCTTGGATTAAAGATGATTCCGATAATTGGGAAAATACCGATATTAAATCATGTTCTCAATGTGAGAATAATACGTGTAATCATGGTTGTTTGTTCTATGAAATGAATAGTAAGGATGCTAGATGTATCAATGCTGCTTGCTATGAGAAAAAACAGATTGCTTATGTGACGCGGAAAATTCAACTAGAATATGAACATCTTGTTAAAGTTGGCGAACCTCTTTCATTTGGAAAAACAGTAATTATCGCTAGACGTCCCGATACATATTGGGGAGAAGATAGAAAGGTTTTCTATGAAAAAACTTTGGAAGCTGTTAAGCAACTTGGATTTGAAATAGTTGATCCTGATGAAATCTTTAGATGTAAGTGCTGGTATTCAGAAGATGATGAACGCACTTTGAAAATGCTTGAAGATGGAGAAGTTTATCGTTGTCTTTCATTTTTTGGACATTATTCTCCCGAATTTAACGTTAGTTTCTATTATGTTAGAAAAGCAACGGCTTCCTCTACTTCCGCCGTTGCCGATCTAAAAGAGATAGAAAGGGAAAAAATAAACGCCCAATTAAAAAGAGCGAAGGATATAGTCAAGGAGAAGTCTGCTGAAGAAATGCGTAAGTGGGCGCAAGAGAAAACATATTATCAGAGAACAAAAGAATTCTCTGAAAATGAACAACTTGTTTTTGATGTGCTGGTTCTTAGCGGTTGTAGCAGTACTTATCTTGAAAAACTGAATTTGAAAAAATGGAATGGTGAGAGTGATTTTGTAAATTATGTCAAAAACAACCAAGCTGACCGACACCAATGGTATAGAGCCTTTATTGCTGAATGCTTATCATCGAATAATGTGAATTTCTACTCCTATTTGCAAAAGTGTCAGAAAATCCTTTTTGCAGAACAATATCCGGATGATTTCAAAGCGCTCTCTAAGAAACTTGCGGATTCATATGATAAGAAAGAAAAGAAGCTCAAAGAAAGACTGAAAGAGCTAAATAACGATAACACAGAGGAAGCCTAGTGGTTTCCTCTCTTTATTGACGCACTTATGAAAACGTGGACTGGCGAACAACTTGCTATACTTGACAGTGAGTACCCGACTGCTGATTTAAAAGAACTTGCTAGGCGTCTTGATAAAACACTTAGTGCTGTTAAAACAAAGGCCTTGATTCGAAAACTTAGGCGCTCTCCGAGAATCTCGTTTTGGAATAGTGAGAGACTTGATAAATTGAAAAAGTTGTATCCCAATCATACTAATGAGGAAATAGCACAGATATTAGGTACCACTTATTCTGCTGTAAATGGAGTTGCATTTAAATTACGGCTCTTTAAATCTAAAGAATTTAAATTTCAATGCGCTTCTAAAAGCTTCTTTCCCAAAGGCCACCAACCGATGAACAAGGGACGTAAGCAAACGGAATATATGTCAGAGGAACAATTAGCAAAAACGAAAGCTACTCGATTTAAGAAAGGACATATCCCCAAAAATCATAAACCAGTCGGTTATGAACGCATAACTCGTGACGGTTACATTGAAGTGAAAACTGCCGAACCGAATGTCTTTGAACTTAAACATCGGCTTGTATGGATTGAGCATAATGGAGAAATCCCCCCTGGTTATAATATTCAGTTTAAAGATGGCAACAGGCAAAACGTTTCCATTGAGAACCTTTACATGATTAGTCGTTCTGAACAATTAAAAAAAGAGAATTCTTTGTATGCCCGATATCCGGAAGATGTTCAGTACCTAATCAAGCTAAAAGGAGCTTTGAATAGACAAATTAATAAAGCAACAAAAAAGAATGAATCATGACTGATGGAGCAATAGATAGATTGAAAGAAATGGTTAATAAACCATTCCTTTATCAGAATGAAGAAGTTGTAATTCTCAATTACTGTGACGGTACCGGTGATGATGGTACCGAAGTTGAGATATACTTGAATAATGGCAAAGTATTGGTATTTAGTATGTTTGATTTGGCTTCCAAATTGAATCGTTTTCGGCCAATAACAAACACAGTTGTCGTGTTGGCTAATGAACGGTTGAATAAGGTGTCTACAGTGAACCCTACCATTTTACAAGATTTGAGGAATTTGGTTCTTCAACAAATTAAGGATGTGAAAGAAGATCCTAGTAAAGTGAGCCAAGCAAAACAAGTTTTCCAAGGGGTTAATACCGTAATCAATCTTGCTAAGACAGAATTAGAGTACAGGAAATATTTAGATACAACAGACCCCTCAAAATAAATAATAGTATGCTGATAGATAAAGAATATGTTCATTGGTTTCGCATCAGAGACCAACCTAATAGAATCGTGTGAGATTATTCATAGTCTAACAATTTAACCCGATCGATATGATAACATTGAATAGGTTTGCCCAGAGATGCTTGAATATCATGAGGAAGCGCTTTAAGATGAATGAGCATAGCTCAAGAAAAGCGTTTAGCATAAGAATTGAAGCCGTTTGGAGAAAATTCGATATTGCTTCTAAATATAGGAGTGATAATCTTCCTAAATATTCGGAAGATGAAGAATTGGCAGCCGAGATGATAATTTACCTTGTTGCCTATTTAAAAAGATTTGGTTGTGAGGACATTGAACAGCTTATCAAAGATAAGATAGAGTTCGATGATAGAAAAAATGATTAGGTGTTGTTACTGACTGTTTGTGTTGTTGATTTTGTGTTGTTGATTTTAATATAGTTAGTTATGACAGAGATTATTCAAGTCTGCCTACTTGATTTTAATAAGGGGCAGCTCACGGGATTGCCGAAAAATCCACGTTTTTTTCGTGATTACCGCTTTGAAGCGATGAAGAAAAGCATTCAGGATTCGCCAGAGATGCTTGAGCTTCGAGAACTTATAGTTTTTCCCTACAATGATGGCAGATATATTGTTGTTTGTGGTAATTTACGTTTGCGAGCTTGCAAGGAGTTAGGTTATAAAGAACTGCCTTGTAAAATTCTGGCACTTGATACCCCCGTTAAGAAGTTGAGGGAATATGCCACTAAAGATAATGTCAATTTTGGTGAGAATGATTTGGACGTTATGGAAAATGAATGGAATAAAGCAGAACTCCAAGACTGGGGTATCGAGTTCGGGCCGGAGAAGAAGGAGGATGAATTTAAAGAGCGCTTCGATGCCATCACAGATGATACAGCCATTTACCCCCTTATTCCTAAATATGACGAAAAGCATGAGTTGTTTATCATAACCTCAAGCAATGAGGTAGATAGTAATTGGCTTCGTGAAAGGCTGGATATGCAGCACATGAAGTCGTACAAGACCGGGAAAGTAAGTAAGAGTAATGTAATCGACATAAAAGATGTTCGCCATGCCCTGCAAAATAGTAATACCAAGTCATAAGCGCCATGACCGGGTGTTCGCTAAAAAGTTGGTGAACGATCCTATCATTTGCGTTGCTGAAAGTCAAGCTGACTTGTACCAGCAGTTTAACCCGGAATGTGAAATAGTTACTCATCCGAACGATGTAATCGGCCTCATCCCTAAACGTAATTGGATGGCGAAACATTTTGGCGAACTCTTCATGCTCGACGATGATGTTCATGCCTGTAAAGCGATCTATGCAGAAAAAGGTGAACCGTGCCGGGTGAAAGATAAGGATAGAATCACCAATATTATTCAATCTCTATTTGAGATTGCTAGTATGATGGACGTGCATTTGTTTGGTTTCACTTCCCGGATATCTCCTGTTATGTATGACGAAACCGGCTTTCTTTCCCTGTCTAAAATGATAACCGGTTGCAGTTATGGAGTAATCTATAACAAGAACACTTGGTGGAATGAAGAGATACGTTTAAAAGAAGATTTTTGGATTTCCTGTTATATTAAGTACAAAGAGCGTAAGATTTTAACCGATCTGCGTTATAATTTTGAGCAAAAGAGCACATTTGTGAACGCTGGTGGTCTTGCTTCGATCAGGAATCAGGAAGAAGAACGCAAATCTATTCTTTTCATCAAAAAGAACTTCGGTGATAGTATCCAGCTCAAGAGTGCGACGAATAATGGAAAGGATAAGACGAAGCAGCTTGTACAGTATAATATATCCTGCAAATTCAAGTTCTAATAACCTGTAAAAAAGGCGTTTAAATGGCGTTCAATCTGTTTGCTATATCTGTCTTTTTTAGCTAAATTTACTGATGTAATCAATTAAAAGTCAAACCATTAAATTAGAATTATGATTATTAGAACAGTTTGCGGATATGATTTCTTCGAGGTGAGTTCTGCAATGCAAAAAGCGATCCGGCGAGCCGATACCGGGGTAGCCGGCTTTTTTGCCTTGGAATTATGGGCGAGTGGATACCGCGACTATGTGTGGAAGCGTTTATATACCATTAGTGCAGAGGATTGCTTCGGTATCATAACAAAAGAGATAGAAGCATTATGGCAAGGTCATGAGCTGGTAAATAAAAATGCTACTGCCCCCAAGGGCAGGATATTTGTCAGCAAAGCGGTTATTCTTCTTTGTGAATGTAGGAAGAACCGGGATGCAGATCATTTGCAGAACTTTATTTATGACAGAAGAGATGTTGACATAGAGAAATGGATAGATGATGTTAGACGTTATCCTATTGCCATCCCAGTATATACTTTTGATGTACATACAAGGAAAGGGAAAAAGCAAGGTAGGACCAAAGAAGAGTTTTTCCGGGAAGAATTTGAAGCGTTACAGCCGCGAGTTCCCGGATTATTTGATGATTTGCTTCCTACTGATAAGTCGAAGTAATGATAAGACCACAGTTTAGGCTGTGGTCTTTCAATTTTATAAAAGTCAAACCAAATTAAACCAAAGAATTATGAACAGAAAAGAAAGGCAGGAAGCAAGAGCTGATAGATTCAGAGAACTTGCAAAGAAAAGTAACGAAGCTGCAGATGTAGCTTGCAGGCAATCGTCAGAAATGGCAAGTATTATTCCAATGGGACAACCTGTGCACGGGTTAGCAGATCGTAAATATCGGGATAAAATAGGGGCCAAAATGGATAAAAGTATTGAGCTTTCCAAGAAGGCAGAGTACTTTGCACAGAAAGCGGAAGCTACTGAAAATAATAACTCCATTTATTTAGGAGATGATGACGCAGTAGACAGATTGCAAGAAAAGGTCGATGCGTTAGAGAAAGCTCAAGGAATGATGAAAGCTGCTAATAAGATAGTTAGAAGTAAAAAACTAAATGATATTGCGAAGGTTGAACAACTGCAAACTTTAGGCTTTTCAGAGAATAAAGCTATCGAGCTAACTAAGCCTGACCGTTATGGTGAGTATGGTTTTCCTTCTTATATGCTTTCTAATAATAATGCACGTATCCGGGATGCGAAGCAGCGTCGTGATCGAGCAAGAAAGCTAAAAGAGACAGAAGATAAAGAATACACTATCAGTGGTGTACGTGTCGTTGAGAATGCTAAAGAGAACCGTCTGCAGTTATTTTTTGCCGGTATTCCGAGTAAGGAAATCCGGTCACAGTTGAAAGAAAATAATACTTTTAGGTGGACTCCCTCTATTGGTTGCTGGCAGTCATACCTCAATCGTTGGTGTATAGAGCGTGCGAAAGTTATCTTAAATTCAATTACTGAATAATTATGGGTGAGTTGTCAAGAGAAGCCTCATTACAAAGGGTAATGAGGGCATCAGGTCGTGTACCTGTTCAATGTTCATGTAGCATTTGTAAACAACAATGTCATACTCCTTGTCTTGGTACTCCTGATGATATTGAAAGGATTATTGATGCAGGTTACGCAGATAGATTGGAACTGACAAATTGGGCTACCGGTATCTTTTTAGGAGTTATCAATGTTGCTGTTCCAATGATTCAACCTGTTGCTGGCAAAGAGTACTGTGCTTTCTTTGAAAATGGGTTATGTATTTTACATGATAAGAATTTGAAACCAACTGAAGGACGTTTATCTCACCATACGGTAAGGAAAGATAATTTTAATCCAGTTATGAGTCTTGCTTGGAACGTTGCAAAAGAATGGATGATGACTGATAATATGGAGGTAATTTCTCGTGTGTTAAATAAGTTTCAAAATAAACGAAGGCTATGAGTACACATTCATTTGTACGTGTTGATTGCAAAGCATTTGCGAAATGTGGAGTAAAATCCCTTTCGCATTGCCGTCGATATCGCGGTGAAGATAATTATTGTAAGGGATGTACTCTTATTCGTCGTAAACCTCGAAATAGAAAGTTTGATGCAGGTGGTAGAGAGATGAAAAAATGTACCCATTGCGGTCACTATTTCTATCTCAATCGGTTTTACGCAAATACGATTACTTCGCATGGAAAAAAATACCGGTGTTTATCGTCATGGTGCCGTATGTGTATGTCACAGGTTAATAGCGAGAGGGCAAAGCAAAAAAAAGGACTCACCTAATAATAAGTTTCTTGTATGAGATATTATGCTTCAGTTAGTTTTGGCAAGGATTCTTTGGCAATGCTTTTCATGCTAATAGAAAAAGGATATCAGTTGGATGAAGTCGTTTTCTATGATACAGGTATGGAATTTCAGGCAATCTATAACACTCGTGATGCTGTTCTTCCAATTCTTAAAAAACTTGGCATTAAATATACAGAACTACATCCGGAGCAACCTTTTCTTTGGACAATGTTTGAAAGGCCGGTTAAGAAAAGAGGGACCAATATTATCCATAAAAAAGGATATAGTTGGTGTGGGGGAACATGTCGGTGGGGAACGAGTGAAAAACTTCGTGCATTGAAAACTCACACAAAAGACGGAATTGATTATGTCGGTATTGCTGCCGATGAGACCCATCGCTTTGAAAAGGAAAAACGACCCAATCGGGTTTTACCACTTCGTGATTGGGGCATTACTGAAGCAGATGCACTCCAGTATTGTTACACAAAAGGCTTTGTTTGGCATGAGGATGGAGTAAGGCTATATGAGCTACTTGATCGTGTGAGCTGCTGGTGTTGTGGAAATAAGAACTTGAAGGAGTTGAAGAATATGTATTTGTATCTTCCATGGTATTGGAAAAAGTTGAAAGAACTTCAGTTAAATACTGATAGACCTTATCGGCGTAATAGTGGAGAAACCATTTTTGATTTAGAGGAAAGATTTAGACGTGAATTGTTGAAGAAAAAAACTGATTAAAATGGCGTTAAAATGGCGAAGCTTCTGTTTGTTAAACTTGTCAATAATGATTACCTTTATGGATGTAAAGCATTAAAAGTCAATCAATATGAAGAGGAATGAGAAAATAGAAAAATTAGAAAGACTAGGTATTTTTAATCAATGGAAATATAATACAGAAAGAGCAAATGAGGCATTTAATATTGAGTGTCCTGACTTCTCAATGACAAATGAAGAGCGGGTGAACAATTTGTTAGATGTTGATTGCTGCTTTCATCGGTTTCTAACTATTTCATTCCCTTTCTATGATACTCCTGAAGGTGCTGCTTTTTGGGAGAATATAGTAAAAATATAATTGAATTCAAAATGGATGATAAACGAAAACAAATATTGGTAGATTACATATCCTACCTGTATACGACGGGTAGGAGCTATGACAGCATCGGGAAATACATCAAATATGTGACTGATTTTCTTGAAAATTCCGAAGAAATCAATCGTCGCGGTTATTTGCAATATAAACATGAAAATGCAGATGTTATGGTGCGCCATTCATTTATGTGCGCGGCTGTTTGTGATTTATTGTCTTATCTTAAAATCGGATATGGCCGACGGGAAAAGGCTTTACAGCCTTTGGAAAAACTTGAGGTTATTTCAGAGAAGAATAAGAAACTGCTTAATGATTTTATAATATGGTTGACTGATAACAATGATTATTCATTACATACAGTTGATATCTATCACACTTCTCTTAAGCAGTACCTCGAATACGCTAATGAACTGAATATGGACAATTGCAGGCGATTTATCAAAAGCCTTGAAGAGGAAAAACTCTCTCCAGCCACTATTCGATTACGTATTACAGCCATTGAGAAGTTCTCCAAATGGGTGAAGAAACCTATTGAACTGAAACGACCTAAAATGAAACGCAAGTTGGATGTAAACAATGTGCCGACAGAAGAGGAATATAATCGGTTACTGGAGTATCTGAAAACAAACCCTAATAGGGATTACTATTTCTTCATTAAGGTATTGGGTACTACAGGAGCCCGGCTTTCGGAGTTTCAGCAATTCACGTGGGAGGATATAGCGGCTGGCGAAGTTGTTTTGAAAGGGAAAGGGAACAAGTATCGGCGTTTTTTTTTCCAAAAGCAATTGCAGCGGGAGGTGAAGGACTATATAAAGGAGACAGGCAAGTCCGGTACTCTTGCTGTTGGGAGATTCGGGCCGTTGACTCAAAGAGGTCTTTCACAGCACCTGAAAGCATGGGGTAAACATTGTGGCATCGATTCGAAAAAAATGCACGCTCACGCCTTCCGGCACTTCTTTGCTAAAATGTTCCTGAAGAAAACCAAAGATGTAATTCAATTAGCAGACCTTCTTGGTCATGGTAGTGTAGATACAACAAGAATTTATTTACAAAAAAGTTATGATGAACAACAAAGAGACTTTAATAAAAACGTTACGTGGTAGTGTAGCCCAGCTCAATGAATTGTCGGATATGACTGAAGGCATAGATGTTTATGACGCTGCCGGATATGTTGATACTGAATTTCTTATGGAAGCGCTTTCCTGTGTTAATACTTTCATGGATGCGAGTAATATGGTCATTACGAAAATATCCTCACTGTTAGCGCCGGACGTTCCGGTTGATGAAAGGAAGAAACAGGCTGACGAAGGTAAAAAATGGAATGTGGAAGAAATACTGAAGCATTGTACTCTTGAGGATAGTGTTCTCAAACTTCCGAAAGTACAATTCAATAAGAAATCCTATGCTGAAGCAAAGAAATGGATAGAAGAAGCTGGCGGCTCATGGCAGGGAGGTAAGATACAGGGATTCACATTTCCTTTTAATCCGGAACGTGTGTTCTCCATCTTGAAAGAAGGTAAGCGGTGCGATTTGCAAAAAGACTTTCAGTTCTTTGAAACACCTGCTAATATTGCAGACTGGTTGGTAATACTTGCCGGTGGAATTCACGAAACAGATACCGTACTTGAACCAAGTGCCGGACGCGGTGCTCTGATAAAAGCGATTCATCGGTCGTGCCCGTCAGTAACAGTTGAATGCTATGAACTGATGCCGGAAAACAGGGAGTTCCTTCATACACTTGATAACGTAATATTGCTTGATGAAGATTTTACGAAAGACAGTGTAGGGCATTACACTAAGATTATTGCTAATCCTCCATTTTCCGGTAATCAGGATATTGACCATGTAAGACTTATGTATGAACGCTTGGAAGAAGGTGGAATTCTTGCGGCTATAACCAGCCGGCATTGGAAATTTGCGTCTGAAAAGAAATGTGTTGAGTTCCGGGAATGGCTGGAAGAAGTTCATGGAGAAGTTTTTGAAATTGGAGCCGGTGAATTCAGGGAAAGTGGAACGACTGTTAGTACTATGGCAGTTGTAATAAAAAAGTGATTCAAATCTAAAAATAAAGGAGCTAATTAAATATTAGCTCCCTAATGAATTACAGTTAGTAACTTACAGAACTTTCTACCGTTGCAGCCTCAATACCATTTGCTCTTTTATATGCTCCAATGGCTGACATAACGGCTGTTTTTACTAATCCTCTATCATGGAAATTATGAGGATAACTAATATTAGTAGTAAACGAGTAGCTTCTGCCTCCTGCTGTAAACGAAATAGTGTAAGAATACATAGAATTAAATATTAGGTTATTATGCAATATTGTATTGACAAATATAATTATAATCAAATAAAAAAGATAATTATGGCAAAAAATTATGTAGCAAGTAGTTGGAGAAATGTATTTCAGCAGGACGTTGTAGATATTCTCCGTGATTTAGGACATGAGGTTTACGATTTTAAGAATCCCCCTCATGGTAATGGTGGCTTCCAATGGTCTGATATAGACCCTAACTGGCAAAACTGGACAACAGAGCAATATCGTGAAGCTCTTAATCACCCGATTGCACAAAAAGGATTTGATTCAGATTTTAACGGCATGAAGTGGGCGGATGTCTGTGTTATGGTTCTTCCTTGTGGTCGGTCTGCTAACACAGAAGCGGGCTGGATGAAAGGCGCAGGTAAAAGGGTGATGGTTTATTCTCCGAAAAAGGAAGAACCGGAACTTATGTATAAGATATATGATTTTGTGAGTGATAGCATATTTCGTATTAATGATGAGATAATTGGAGTATAACAATGGAGAAAGATACATAGATGAGGTTAAATAATAAATACCTAATATTTAACCTCATCTATGTAACTTAAATATTTATCTCACAATTGGGCAGAGGAGCTTTAATTTTGAAAATTTTATCTGATTCTTTATTAATTCTGACCCACCCTTTGCTAGCCATGTACTCAAGAATATCATTGAGATGTTCTCGTGTAATATTCGTGACTACTTCTTTAATTTGCTGAAGAAGTAAGTTAAAAGGGCTTCCTGACGGAAGTAACTTGCCCATGATTAAATCCACTATTATTCCATTAATAATAGGATCTATTTTATCATTAGGACATTTCAATTTAGATAAAAAAGACTTCATTTCTTCTAATGATATTTTTTCCCTCTGCTCCAACATCTCACGGAGGGAGTCTGAGTAAAGATTTTGAGTGCTCATAAATTTAAAATATTTTAAGCTGCAAAATTAAATATTTTTTTCAAAGAAAACAACTAAAAAAAGAGATATGAGTATGATAGATGTTTTAACTCCGAACACCGCATTTGAAAATCTGAAAGATGACATAATTCTGTTATTTCAGAAAAATTCTGATGGACGTTCTCACCTATTTCTTTGGATAAATCATGATACAATGCAGTCTGACTGAATGTAGAAAGGAAAGTACTTTTTATGTTATCAAAGAGGTTAAGGTAAAGCAATTAACGTAAAACAAAATAGAAATGTATTTTTGTTAAAAGACCAAGTAAAACCTTGCAAGTTCTTGAAGAATTATCAAGGATTGGCGTAAAACAGAAGAATAACTATTCTACTTATTGTGCCCTGGAGCATAATATCTCGCAGACTTACTGCCTGTCACTTTCTTTATTTGTCCTGGAGGAATTGTTTTATCCTTATGCGGGTGAACCCTCACCGACATACATGAAGTAATGTTAAGGCATAATGATATGCAGAATAACGTAAGTAGTAATTTGGTTCTCATATAATCTATTTTTTAATTAAACAAGTAGCAACAAAAAAAAGTTTGGAACAATGAAAGCAATAACAATAAAGCAACCGTGGGCCTCATTGATCGTTCACGGTATCAAGGATATTGAGAACCGGAGTTGGGCGTGTCCATGGAAATACATAGGGCATAGAGTGTTAATCCATGCAAGTGGAAAACCTGTAGAAATGAGAAATCCCAATGGTGTATTTACAAAAACTCAATGGGATAGTCTGCCTGTTGAGTTTCAACGAAAAATAATATGTGCAGAGGGCATTGTCAATTCTGCTATCATTGGAAGTGTAGAAATAATTGGATGCTCTATCAATCATCCTTCTAAATGGGCAGAGAAATCCGATGATAGTAAAGGCTATTATGAAAATCCTATTTATAACTGGGTACTAGCTAATCCTATATTATTTCCAGAGCCGATACCGGCTAAAGGGAAATTGTCATTTTGGGAGTATCCCAATATCAATTCAGAGGACGATATCTGCTTGTGTAATTTGGTCGTAAATGAAAGGAATCAAGTCGTTAGCTACGGAGAGTATTACCGATGTGCATACTGTGGTAGTAAATGGAGTAAATAACAATAATACAAAATAATAGTAACATAATAGTTAGATATGAATTATACTGTCAATATCTTCTTCATTATCAATATACATTTTGATGTATTTTCTTAATAGGGCTGGATTATTGGCACATTCATCTGTTTTAATTATTTGGAGATTATTTAATCCATATAAAGATGTCAAATTCCAATTTGTCATTTCTTGTAGTGAACGTTTTATCTCAATTTCTGATTTTGCGTCTTTAGTGAATATTGTAATATTCTTCTTTTGAGGATTAGTGGATGAAGATTGTCTTTCAAAAAAGGCTTTAAAATATTGGCTGTCATTTATGCCTAATGAATGCCCAAATATTGTAATATCATCAGCATCCATTAAATCATATACCATAGCAGGAGGATTATATTGAGAATCAAATGATTTCTGTATGAAGTCATAGTTATGAACAATTTTCTCGTCTTTTGTTCCTAATATAATATTTCCATCTAAGATACATCCATGTACATAGTTTATTGTATCATTAAACTCCATTGCAAAACTGGAATTAGGAGCTACTTCACTAAAACTCGTGTAGTTAAAAGAATATATGACAATTTGATCATTTGATTTATTCCGCATAAAGGCTCTTGCGACAATTGCAGCTATAGAATTTTCGTTAATAGCTTCTTGCTGTACTTTTATGAGATATTGTATTAATCCATTTTTTATGAGTTGTAAGGCTTTTTGGTCTCGTTCAATAGGAGGATTTAATATATCTTCATGCGAGAAACTGATATAACAAGAAAAGCGTGGTAAGATTAATATTCCGTTTTTTAACAAATTATTGACAATATCCACATTAGATTTTATACATTCATAAAATTCTGTGACTGGTCCATTTGCCTGAATTTGTTCTAAAACGTTCCTTTCTTTATCGTTGTATAGGTCTATTATTTGCCCATTATTGTTTTTGATTCTTATATAATAATTGTATAACTCATTCTCCAAATCATACCATTTTACAGCATCTAAATTATCGTTCCATTTGTCATTTAGATGTTTGATTAAAGGAGATGGGTAGTCTTTGGGACAAAATTCAGATTGGCAAAAGTCCTTGTATGAAGTCTTTCTGCCTAAACAAAGGTCAAATCCGTTACCTATTATCAGAACTCTTTTTCTGTCTTTATTCATATTGCAAAGGTAAGGAAAGATTGTAATAATAAGAACTGAAATTTATATAATTGTTGAACCTTTGGTGTATTGTTTATTCGATACACCTTTATTTTTTTGTGATGATGAGAAAAATGATTGTAACCGGCAGTGAGGGATTTATTGGTAAAGCCCTTTGCCGAGAATTAGCAAAAAGAGGTGTTGAAGTCATAGGACTTGACCGAAAGTGTGGTACTGAAGCTACGGAAGTATGCGAGCTCCTGAAGAATGGGGGGATTGATTGTGTGTTCCATTTGGCGGCGCAAACCAGTGTGTTTAATGGAAACCTGGAACAAATCAGGAGGGATAACATTGATACTTTCATGCGAGTAGCTGATGCTTGCAATCAAAATCATGTGAAGTTAATATATGCCAGTTCGTCAACGGCTAATCCGGAGAATACCACTTCTATGTATGGAATAAGCAAGTATTTCGATGAACAGTATGCATCTATCTATTGTAAGGCTGCGACCGGGTGTCGGCTGCATAATGTATATGGACCTAATCCGCGAAAAAGAACTCTTCTCTGGTTCCTGATGGAAAAGGAAAACGTGTCATTATACAACTGTGGTCAGAATATCCGGTGCTTCACTTACATAGATGATGTCATTGAGGGGTTTATCTATTCGGTGGGTTGTAACCGGCAACTTATCAATATTTGTAACGTCCAACCTGTGACTACTATGTATTTTGCTTCTTTAGTAAAATACTACAAACCGCTTGAAATTGAGCTAATTAATGAAAAACGGGCTTTTGACAATTTGGAGCAGTCGGTGAACCGGGATATCTATTTAGTACCTTTGTCTTATACATCTGTCGAGGATGGAGTAAAGAAGATTTTTGATGAAAAGAAAGGGAAAGATATATCGTATTGATGACTGGGATAAGCCGGAAGCGGTGAAATGTAAGAGCTGGTCTCATCAGGAACGGTTATGTGATCTGAAAGAAAAGGTATCACTTCATAAAAAGGGTGATATCTATTACATCTCCCAGTTCACCCGTTCCAAGACTGGTACCAGCTTTTCAGAAATTAAACAGTCGGAGGAACTTGCATCATTCTTTGCAGAGAGAGCATGTGAGTTTCTCTACCGCTTCCTTGTAGGGGGATGTGAAGGATGGTGTATAGTCACCACACCGCGACGGAGACACTACGAGGGCTTTCATTTTGCAACCTCTATCTGCACGAAAATAGCTGGGGCGGTGAAAATACCATTCTATGAGAATGCAATCCAGTGCCTAACTAAAGATAGACTGAATCCGGAATTCTTTCTTCTTCGTCCGATAAGGGAAAAGAAGATAATAGTGTACGATGACATATTAACAACCGGCAGTACATTACTTGCCACCTATGAGTTATTGAAAGACAGTGAGCAGCTTCTTTTTCTCATAGGAATAAACAATAATTGATATGGGAAAGCGAGAGGAACCATTAACATTTAAGCAAGAGAAATTCTGTAAATATTACGTTGATACAGAAGGTAATGCAAGTGAAGCATATCGAATGTCTTATAATACTTCCAACATGAAGCCAGAGACAATTTGGAGCGCTGCGAGTAGACTATTAGCAAATAGCAAGGTTGGTACAAGGATAAATGAGATTAAGGCGCAGAGAGCGAAAGAGTCTGAAGTAGAGAGGAAAACTGTTGAGAGGGTATTAATGGATATAGTGCTTGCCAATCCCGATGATCTTCATTTTGTTGACCCTGCAACTGGGAAAACAAAAATGAGAACTCCTTCCCAACTTCCAAAACGTGTCCGTAACGCATTGAAGAAGATACAGAATAAGAGAGGAGAAGTTACCTATGAGTTCAACGGTAAGACAGAAGCAGCCCGGATACTTGGTGCCTGGAATGGTTGGGAAGCTGATAAGAATGTTAACATCAAAGGTGGTGAGGGAAATAAAATCGGTGAACTTCGTATCGGCTTTGATGAAAATGGAGATTCGGAAGAATAGAACAATTTGAACTGCAAAATCCGGTATTCACCCTACGGAGAAACCTTACTTTTAGAACAATATGGTTATAAATTATAAGAAGCTAAATCCTAACGGATTTTATCTATTGAAGTACTTGAATGATGAGACTATCCGTTTCATTATCTTGTATGGTGGCTCATCTTCCGGTAAATCGTACAGTGTGGCACAAACCATACTGATACAGACATTACAGGACGGTGAGAACACTCTTGTTATGCGTAAGGTAGGAGCTTCTATTCTCAAAACCATTTATGAAGATTATAAAGTCGCTGCGGCCGGTCTTGGCATATCCCATTTGTTCAAGTTCCAACAGAATACTATTAAGTGTCTGGTTAATGGTGCGAAGATAGATTTCTCCGGTCTTGACGATCCGGAGAAGATAAAAGGTATCTCTAACTACAAGCGTGTTCAGTTAGAAGAATGGTCAGAGTTCGAGCATCCGGATTTCAAGCAGCTACGTAAGCGTTTGCGTGGTAAGAAAGGGCAGCAGATTATTTGTACCTTTAATCCGATCAGTGAAAGCCACTGGATAAAGAAAGAGTTCATTGATAAAGACAAATGGCATGATGTGCCAATGTCTGTTACCATTGCCGGCAAAGAGTTGCCGAAAGAACTTACCAAGGTCAAATCCGTAAAGAAGAATGCACCCAGGCAAATACTTAATCTTCGTACTAAGCAAATCGAGGAACAGGCACCTAATACAGTTATTATCCAATCTACCTATTTGAATAATTTTTGGGTGGTCGGTAGTCCTGACGGTACGTATGGTTTCTATGATGAGCAATGTGTTGCCGACTTTGAGTATGATAGAGTCCACGATCCGGATTATTACAATGTGTACGCATTGGGAGAGTGGGGTGTTATTCGTACCGGTAGCGAGTTCTTCGGTTCGTTCAACCGTGGCAAACATTCCGGTGAACATAAATATATCCCGGACCTGCCTATTCATATATCAGTAGATAATAACGTACTGCCATATATCAGTGTGTCGTACTGGCAAGTAGATTTCACTACCGGTATCAAGGTTTGGCAGTTCCATGAGACATGCGCCGAAAGTCCTAACAATACAGTAAAGAAGTCCTCTAAACTTGTAGCCAAGTATCTGAAAGATATCAGGTATAGTGATAAAGTCTACCTACACGGGGATGCCTCAACAAAGGCGGCCAATAGCATTGATGATGAAAAACGTTCTTGGATGGACTTATTCATAGATACATTGCAGAAAGAAGGATTCGAGATTGAGGATAAAGTAGGCAATAAGAATCCGAGTGTTGCCATGACTGGTGAGTTTATCAATGCTATCTTTGATTGTACTGTTCCTGGCATAGAGATATACATCGACGAATCATGTTCGGTATCTATCGAGGACTACATGAGTGTACAGAAGGATGCTAACGGTGCCATTCTTAAAACCAAGGTCAAGAATAAAACTACTTTGCAAACTTATGAGGAACATGGGCATTTATCCGATACATTCCGATATGTTGTAGTAGATTTATGCAATGAACAGTATATTGAGTTCAGTAACCGAAGAAAAAGGAACTTGTATGGAAATAAAGGCGTGTTTTCATTCTTTAATCCGGATAAGGAATATACATACGACAATAAAATTGTTTATTTCATTCCATATATCAATAGTAAGTTTATTCTCCTTCAGGTTTTCCAGTGTGGTAGTAAATGGCATTTGGTAGATGTTGCATTTAGGCAGCAGGAATCCATAGAGGATGTAAAAGAATCAATTGTAAGTCATGATGCGTCAAAATATGTAGCTGAATGTTCAAGTGCATTCTTCTCTATGATTAGAGAAATTAGAAAGGTTCTTCCAAGTGTCAAGGTATTGCCTGAGTATGCAGATGTTGACAGAAGGATAGCAGCTACATCTGACTTCATCAAGGAGAATATCTTATTATCGAGTAGTAAATTGGACGAATCAGATGAATATAGCTCTTTTTTATCTAATGTTTTGGATTATAATTTGGATAGTGAAGAGAAAGAGGGAAGTACTGCGTTAAGTGGTTTAGCATATTATCTAATAAAATTAGGCTCACATTGATATGTCTTGTAAGTCGTTGACAGATAGTGAGTAATACCCGTTTTTATTCTTACTATAATTTCCAAGATTTTGCGATTTTGAGAAACCGTTTATTCTTCTACATATATTTGCCACAAACAGAATCAATATGGCATTTTTCGGATTGTTAAATAAGAAGAGTACTGATATATCGCAGCTTGTAGCCGAAGAGGTCGGCAAGCTACTGAACACGCTTCCTAAAAGACGTTTCAGGATAACAGAGGATTATTTTAGCCCCTATGTAGCTGATGCTAATTTTCTTACTTTATTCTGTACGGTAGGGGAAGTCTTTTTCCCTATTGATTATATCGCAAGCCGTATTGCTGGTGGAAAGTTCCTACTAAAGAAAGCTTCAGATGATTCAGTGGTATGGAATAATCAGCAATTTAATGAGATGTTGAGTAGGCCCAACTGCTTATCATCATTTCAGAGACTTGTATATATGCACTTCGTATATAAGTTAACTACAGGGAACAGCTATATTAAATGTGCTATACCAGGAGCTTTTCATCATCTTCGTACTCCGATATACAAGAAATGCCGGAATTACTGGGTATTACCACCTGATAAGGTAAATATTGTGCTAAAGAATAATATTCCTCTTTTTGGAGTTGCTGAAAAGGAGGATATTATAGACTATTATCAGCTTCAGTGTGGTATGAATTTCACTGAACAAATAGATCCATGTGTTATTTTTCACGATCAAGATGGAAATGCTGAATTCAATGGGAGTTATTTTATAAAGGGGCATTCTATACTTAATTCAGTAAAAATGGCTATTGATAATCTTATTCCTGTATATAAGGCGAGAAATGTTATTTATGTAAAACGGGGTGCTCTTGGTTTTGTTGTTTCTGCGATGAAAGATGAAACAGGAACGTTGGCCATGCAACCAGAAGAGAAAAAGGAACTTCTGGAAGAATATGATAATAACTATGGTGTAGACGGTACCAAGTTCCCTTATGCTGTAAGTAGCATCCCTATTGATTTCATCCGTACAAGCCTAAGTATTCAAGAGTTGCAGCCATTCGAGGAAACTTTAAATGATGCTATTATGATCGCCGGAGCTTTAGGAGTACCTTCTGTTCTTGTTCCTCGTAAAGACCAAAGTACATTTTCAAATCAAAAAACGGCAGAGAAAACGGTATATACTTCTAAAGTTATACCAATGGCAAAACGATTCTGTGAGGAAATAACACAGATGTTTGGCTACGACCGTGATGGCTATTATATAGATGTTGATTACAGCCATGTTGACTGTCTGCAGGAAGGTCAGAAAGAAAAGGAAGAAGTTAGTACAATTGTTTCTGAACGTGCCATGACAGAGTTTATGAATGGTGTTATAACATTGAATGATTACAGGGCACGTATTGAAGAATGTAAAATCGAGATTCCTTTATTTGACAAGCTACTTTATGAGATGTCAAATGAGGAACGCGAGATAGTAAAATCAATTATTAGTATAACTAAAAAAGAAAGTAACAATGGACAAAGAGTTGAAAAGCCTTCAACTGAAAACGAAGGCAAATGATGTTGATGAAGAGAAGGGGATTGTTACGATTGCCGTAAATGGAATCGGTGTTGAAGATTCACAGAAAGAAACATCTGCGAGTGGTTCGTTTAATAAAACGATTAATGAGTTTTTCTTGAAACGTGGAAAGCATTTGCTTGACCATGATAAAACGAAACTTATAGGTTGCCCTATTGAAGCGAAAGAAGAAAACTATAATCTTGTGGTTGTATCCAAAATGAATCTAAACAAACAGATAGCAAAAGAAACTTTTGAGGACTATAAGTTATACGCTGAATGTGGGAAAACACTTGAGCACTCGATAGGAGTAAAGGCTATTCGAAGAGACAAGGATAATCCCGGTCTTGTTTTGGAATGGTTTTTGGGCGAGGTTTCAACTTTGCAGGCATGGGGAGCCAATCCTCAAACTTTCTTAGTTGGTATCAAGAGTGATGATTCCCTTGATACACAGCGTTCCAAATTAACGGCTTCTTTAGAGTTGATTCAGAAAGCATTAACAATGCGCTATTCAGATGAGCGCTTAAATGATTTGGATATGAAGTTAGGATTAATAACAAAAGCTCTTACAGGTGAATCTACTATGGTCACTTGTCCGGAGTGTGGGCATAGTTTCGATTATGACCAACAGGCTGAATGTACATTCAGTAACCAGGTACTTGATTTGGCTGCCATGTATCAACGTTGGATAGTTGAAGGTGTAGTAAGAGAGGAAATGGATAAATTAAAACCTGAAATTCGTACTCAGGTACTTGCTGTTCTTGATGCTCATAAAAGTATGAAGGACGATTTACAAGTAAAAAGCATTGAGGATATTGTCAGTTATGTACGTTGTCCTCATTGCTGGAGTAGAGTCTATAGAACTATGATTGCTAAAGTTGCAGATACCAAATCTGAAGATCCTGTTGCGCCGTCGAACGACACCCAACAGAGAGTTAAGGAAGAGGGAAAAGAGAAGCACGAAACGAATCTCTCACTTGCTGCAAAAATTGGCTCATTATTATAAAATCAATTTAACCTATTGTAAAATGAAAAATTTTATTAAAACTGTAATGGGATATAAATCCCTTTTGTTATTCGCTGTCATTGCGATTGTTGGTATTGTTCTGTATTTCTTTTGTGGAGATTCTACATTAGGAGTACTTGTTGCTACTCCTATTCCTTTGATTAGCTTTGCTAAGAATGAAAAAGATTTAACCGATGAGGAAAAATCTTTGCTTGGTACAATCCAATTAAAGTGTAAAGAGGTTTGCGATGAATTTGTAGGTGGTTTGATGGATAAGGCTGCAATAGAAGCCAAGTTTAAAGAGATTTCAGACAGTCTTGCTGATACCTTAAAAGGATTACCCAACTTCGATAAAATACAGGAATCGTATAGAGAGCAATCGGAAAAGGTTACTGCTTTAGCAGAAGCATTTGATAAAATCAAAGAGAATGGTGGTATCCTCACTTCTGTTAATGCTGTTGAGAAGGCTGTTGGAGATTTCCTCGATACCCCTGCTTGCCAAGGATATTTCAGCGGTCGTGAAAAATCTTCTGGTAGTCTTAATCTTGATTTGAAAGGCTTGGTTTCTGTTTCGAATAGTTCTAATACTCCGTTAAGTAATAACCGTTCAACTGGGCGTGTTGTAACGGCAATTCATGAACAGAAATTAAACCTTCGTGATTTGATGCTCGTAGAAACTGGCGATCCTGCTGCATTGTCTATTTCTTACGAACAGGTCTATGATTTCGACCGTAATGCAACAGTAGTATCTGAAAATGGTATGCTTTCAGAATCTTCTTTGAAGTTTAAGGAAGAGTTTACGAACGTAAGACGTGTCGGTACCCATATGAATCTTTCAAAGAGATTGTTGAAAGCAAAGAGTTATGTCGTGTCATTCATTCTTAACCGCCTTCCATTGTGGGTTAAAACGGCAGAAAACTTCCAAATCCTGTTCGGTGATGGCTCCGGTGATAACTTGAAGGGTATTACCACTTACGAAGGAGTTGAATGTGTGTCTAAGTTCATCAGTGGCACATATACTACTATTGCTGCCGGTGCTATCGAATCTATTGAGAAAACGACTAATGGTAGAGCTGTAATCGTTCTTGCTGCTGCAAATGATAAGATCATTGATAATATGAAAGTTACTTTTGCCGGTGCTACTGTTGAGACTGGTTTGAACGATACTTTCACGATTCATAAGATGAATGATCGTAAGTTTGCAATTGATTTCGATTATCAAGGTACCGAAGAATCTATCAATAAGATTACTGGTACTGTGAAGAGTGGTATGTTTGGCTCTGTTGAAGATCCTAACTACAAGGATGCTGCAAATGCTATTTTTGCTGTATTAAACTTCGGTCAGTATTACCCTAATGCTTTTGTATTGCATCCGTCTACTGTGTTCACTATTTCAACAGCAAAAGATACTACTGGTAGAGAGCTGAACCTTATCGCAGAAACGAATGGTCAGAAGTCAATTGCTGGTATCCCTATTATTGAATGCAACTCAATGGGAGTTGGTAAGTACTTTGCCGGGGATATGGTGAACGGATGTTCATTGATTGATTACACTGCACTTTCTATTGAGTTTGCCGATGATGTGAATACTAAATTGAAGAACATGACTACTGTTATGATTCAAGAGGAAGTGATGATGCCTGTTTATATGCCTTGGGCTTTTGCTTATGGTGATTTGGACGATGTTTTGAACGCTATTAAGAAAGCCTAAGATTATGGAAAAGTACATTATTACAGGTCAGGACAAAGAACTGACGCGTGTACTTCGCGAGCAACGTATTCGTGTTAGTAGGGGGTTGATAACAATCACCCCCATTTCCGAATGCGGCTTGGTGACAGAAGAAGATGCTCGAAAGACATTGGAATGTATGCTCACAGAGAAAGATGCGAAAATCGGTGAACTTACTGAATCCATTACGGAGAAAGATAAAGCTATTGTTGAACTGACAGATGAACGTGATACAATGAAAGCTCGTATTGCAGAACTTGAAGCCCTGGTTCCTTCTGATAACAAGAATCTTCCGGCTGCCGATTCAAAAGAATTGCCTGCTGGAGATGCTAAGGAAGTAACTGTTGTTGATGATAAAACCGTTTCCGTGGAAGATGAAAAGAAAACCGGAAAGGGTAAGGCTTCTAAATAACTATTGCCATGTTGATTGATGTTTCATATTTTACGTCAGGTCCCAGGCATATTGAGAATGTTTCGGTCGCTGAAATGCCTTCGCCCCAATCTCTTGCTGTGAATGAGGTGATAAATGGGTATATTAAGGCATTTCAGCCCGAATTTCTCCGGAATGTTGTTGGTGTGACTCTTTCCCAAGCTATCACAGATTATTTGGAGCTTATTGAACGGGAAAAGGAAGATTCTTCAGATGAAGTTGATATTTCAGAAGAGAAGGAAGCCCCCCAGTCCGGATATGCAGTATTATGCGAGAAGCTGTGTGAACCGTTCGCTGACTATGTCTTTTATCATATTCTTCGTGACGCAAACACCCAGGCTACAATAACCGGACTTGTCCGTTTGAAATGTGCTAATGAATATATAGCTCCTTTGAAGAGACAAGTAAGCACATGGAATAGCATGGTAGAGAAGAATAAACAGTTTGTTGAATGGGCTATGTCGAATGATTGTCCTTTCGATGTGAAAATAACCAAGAATCTTTTGACCCCAATTAATGCTTTCAATTTATGATAGATTTAGATATAACAGAACTGTTTGAGGAGATTGTAAAGGAACTTCCAGAAGGGCTTGAAATTCTCTATCCAAATGGGAAAGGGGGAACTAAAGTTATGAAGTCCCCAAGGTTGAATTACATCTTCGGTAGCAGTCAATATATCAAAGATATTTTAGATGAATACAGTAAGTCTTCTGCCCAGTCTGAAAGGAAGTTTCCATTGGTTGCACTATTCACTCCAATTAGTGAGGATAGAGGTGATGCGGATTATTTTTCAAAAGCAAAGGTTTCGTTAATTATAGCATGTTCTTCTTGTAAAGAGTGGAGCAATGAGATGCGCAGAACCACATCTTTTAAAAATATCCTTCGGCCAATCTATAAACGTTTATTGGAAGTATTATATGAAGATTCTCGGTTCGACTGCGACTATGACGAAAAAGTGAAACATAGTTATTCAGAAAACTATTCATATGGCAGATACGGAGCCTATACAGATTCCGGTGAGGCTGTGAGCGAGCCGATTGATGCCATAAATATACGCTCGATGGAAATAAAAATTAATAATCTTAATTGTAGAAGAAAATGAGAAAGATTAGAACGTGTAAGGGTTCCCGGATGAACACTGGTAGTTCTGCTTGTAGCATTGACTGGAAAAAGGTCAAAGGTGCTATCTTGACAGAACATGGTGTCAAACTCCCTGCTGATATAACAGGTGAGAAGTTGCTCGAATTGTGCCATGCAGACCGTCCCGGGCGTATTTACCCTATTTTGCCATTCCTGGAGTATGCCAAGAATGGTGGAGAGCCTCAAGTTAATCCTGTAGGGTACGGTGCAAGTGAATACAACGGGCTTAGCGCTCAAACAGACACCTTCACTTTGAAGAAATTTGATGAGGTTTTGAATGCCCAGCTTCTGAAATGTGCCAATAAAGGATGGGACGTTTACTTTTGGAATCAGGATAATATGTTGATCGGTTATAATGATGACACTGATATCCTTGCCGGTATTCCGATGTCTACTGTTTACCCGACCGTGACACAGTACCCGACCAGTAGTGCTAAGTCTGCGATGACTGTTAGTTTTTCACATGAAGATGTGGAAGACAGCCAATTGCACTTTGACTACGTACAGTTAGACTTCAATCCCAAGAATTTCGTTAAAGGCTTGGTTGATGTTGTGTTTCAAAAGTTGGAGGCCGAAAATACTTACAAAATAGTTGAAGTTGTTGGTGGTTATGACCGTACAGAAGAATTTGGCAGTCTTATTGCTGATGGTGCTGCTGAAGTTATGAATAACGTAACTTCTGCTACATATTCGGATGGTATCATTACCATTGTTCCTAAAGCCGGGGCGGTTCCTTCGTTGAAAGCTCCTTCTGTATTGTATGAAAAAGGAATCAGAGGTATCGAGCAGGTGTCATGAAGGTAGATAATGTTACGTTCGTCGAGGTTGCTGTGAAGGGCATGACGAAGGAAGAGTTTATTAATGCGCACATTAAAGTCGTGTGGCAGGAACTGAAGGAAGCTGACCGCAAGAAGAAGCTCTCGGAAGTGTACGATGCGATAACTAAGTAACCGACGGACTGGGGTGTGATTACAGCCCGGCCCGTTATATTTTTACTGTATGGCAGATTTTGATGAATTACATAGAGTTATTCATTCCATTGCATCCGGGTTTGAAGAGGAATGTATTAGGTGTATGGAAGAACATAAGAATGTGCTCGTTGATTGCATTCAGGAGCAATTATATTCCGGTCTGGACGGTACTGAACATCTATTGAATCCTGATTATGATACTGACACCTATTTTAACGAGCCCGGTCCCTGGCAGAACCGTGCGGAACAATATAAACGATGGAAGGAGAGGATAACTCCACCTCTTAGAAGTGAGATGCTTTATTTGCCACCGCGTCCGGTTGAGGTACCTAACCTCTTTATTACTGGTACTTTCTATGATAGCATAACTGCCGATAGAATTGATTCCGGGCTTCGATTCTCAACGAAAGGATTTACGGACGGTAGTTCTATTGAGAAGAAATACGGTGAGCAGATTTTAGGCATTGGTGATACAGCTAAAGAGTACTTTAATATTATGTATCTCCGTCCCTGGATGGAACGTTTCTTTTCAGAATGTGGATATCGGTAGAAAATGGCTTGTAGTTGCGAAATAAAAAAGATGCAGAGTGAACTGGAACGTATCAGTGATCTTGCAAAGAAAGCAGCTGTCTTGGATGGTTGCATGTATGTCGTTTATCAGAAAGAAGATGGTACCTATGCTTTTGATAAACTAGGAGTTGAGATAAAAGGAAAGATTGTTGAATATAGACATTACCTGTAATTATGGCAGATTTAAAATTAAAAGATTTCGTTGATGAGAACGATTTGCAGAAATTGGTGGAGCTTGATAATACTATTGAGCGTGTGAGGGCTGATTATGTTAATGCGGCCAAAGAATTAGCAAAAGGTTTGAAACTAAATGTAGAAGGCGTTGCTGATCTTGAAAAGTTGAGTAATCTTTATAATACTCAAGCAAAAACGGCTGGTTCTGCATCTGCTGAATTAACCGAGACTCTTAGAAAACAGTCTGAAATAACTCAAACTGTCAGTAAGAAGATAGAGGAAAAGCTAAATGTAGAGAAATTATCTGCTGCTGAATTGAAGAAACTAACCAAGGCAAACTCGGATAATGCTGCGTCCTTGGAAAAGGTTGCTAAAGCGGAAGCTAACTTGACAAAAGCGCAGAATGCCGGTAATACTACTCGTAAGAAAGCTGTTTTATCTGAAGAAGAACGTTTAAAACTTATCAGAACTGCTATTACCTTGACTAATCAGGAAGTACATAGCCGTTCACAAGCAAAGGAAATGAATAAGCAGCTGCAAAAGGCTGTTGATGTTTTGAAAGATACGGATGAAAACTATATTCGTACACTTGCCCGTCTTAATTCTACTATTGGAATCAACACTGATTACATAAAGCGAAATTCCGATCGATATAGTCAACAGAAAATGACAATTGGTGCATACCGGGAAGAAGTGAAGGCTGCATGGGTTGAGATACAGAACGGTAATAAGTCCATGCAGAATATGGGTATTATTGCCCGGAATGCAGGAAGGATGCTTAAAACGGAGATGGCTCCTGGGCTAAGCCAAGTTAGTGCAGGATTGAAAGGATGGGCTGCTGGATATATTGGTGCACAAGCTGTTGTTGGAGGGATTGTTAAGATGTTTACGCAACTGCGTGAAGGTGTTGGTTCCATTGTTGAATTTGAATTTGCTAATAGCAAACTTGCAGCGATTTTAGGTACGACGGCTGACAATATTAAAGAATTAACCACTGATGCGCGTCAATTAGGAGCAACAACGAAATATACAGCTGCACAAGCTACTGAACTACAGATAGAATTAGCCAAATTAGGTTTTACACGTCGTGAAATATTAGATTCGACAGGTGCCATCTTACGATTCGCACAAGCAACTGGAGCTGAACTTTCGGATGCAGCCGCATTGTCTGGTGCTGCATTGAGAATGTTTAATGCTAGCACTAAAGAAACAGAACGTTATGTATCTGCTATGGCTGTTGCTACATCAAAGAGTGCCTTATCTTTTTCTTACCTAGCTACTGCCTTGCCTATTGTTGGTCCGGTTGCAAAGGCATTCAATTTCCAAATAGAAGATACTTTGGCATTGTTAGGAAAGCTTGCAGATGCAGGTTTTGATGCTTCAATGTCTGCAACAGCCACTCGTAATATTTTGTTGAATTTGGCTGATGGCAATGGCAAATTAGCTAAAGCACTTGGAGAACCTGTAAAAACATTGCCTGAGTTGGTTGTTGGCTTAAAGAAACTGAAAGAACAAGGTGTAGATTTAAATACAACTTTAGAATTAACAGATAAACGGAGTGTCGCCGCTTTCAATGCTTTTCTTACAGCTTCTGATAAAATTGTTCCATTGAGGGACCAAATTACAGGCGTGGATAAAGAACTAACAGATATGGCAGATACCATGAGTAACAATGTTAAAGGTTCTATTGCGGGACTTTCTTCTGCGTGGGAAGCATTTATGTTATCCTTCTATGATTCCAAGGGTATAATGAAGGATGTCCTGGATTTTCTGGCAAGAGGGTTGAGGAATGTTGCTACACAGCTGAAGGGGTATTCTGAATTACAAGATGAAGCAGACAATAAGGCTGTTGCCTTTGCACAGAAAGAGATGATGAAATCTGATATTTTGGAGAAGAATGCTAGAAATATGCAGAGGTTGTATAAAGAATATATAAATTCAGGAATGTCTGCTGATGAGGCGGCCAAAAAGGCTAAAGAAGATTATATTGAAACATTGAAGTCTCGTTTGGAATATGAAAATAGTGATTATCAATTAGCTATAGATAATCGTAAGAAATTGGAAGGAGAATTGAAAGACAGGGGATTCTTTACAATTCTGACCTCATGGAGACGTACAAATAATGTCATTAAAGATGAGATCGATGTTGCAACTAAAGTTGCTGCAGGTAAGAAGGCTATTTCATCAATAACAGAATCTCTTATTGAACAACTTGATACCATTGATTTGAAAGAGAATGGTGGTACAAAGGGGAATTCAGTAAAGGTACTTACTGATAAAGAAAAACGTGAACAGGAAAAAGCTCTCAAAGAGAAGCTGAAAATTCATGAAACTTATCAGGAGTCAGAACTAGCTCTTATGGATGAGGGACTGGAGAAAGAACTTGCTAAAATTGGTGTTGCTTACTCGAAGAAGATTGCTGCCGTCAAGGGTAATAGCAAAGAGGAAATTGCTACACGTCAGAATTTAGCTAAGGAAATGCAGGAAAAGCTAGATGAGTTTACTATTAAGTATAATTCTGATCGTGAGAAGAAGGATGTTGAGAACGCTCTTGCTGTTGTAAAAAAGGGGTCCCAGGAAGAACTTGATTTGAAATTGCACCAGTTGGAATTGCAACGTGAAGCAGAAATTGATGCAGCAGAGAAAACAGGTGAAGATGTTTTTCTCATTGACGACAAATATGCAAAAAAGAAACAAGAACTTTACGAAAGACATGCATCCGATCAGGTGCAATTAATAGCAGAGAATGCAGCGCATGAGCAGGAAATCCGGGATGCTGCATATGTTATGGATACGCTTGCTCTTAAAAAACAGTTAGCTTCTAAGGAAATAACCCAGCAAGAGTATGCAGAACTTGAGTATCAGTTAAAATTAGATTATGTACGTAAAACAACCGAAGCTGCAATTGATGCGTTGGAGTTGGAACTTCGAAACGAAAATTTGAGTGCAGAGGATAGGGCAAAGATTGCAGAGCAGTTACGGAAATTGAAAGCGGACCTTTCCCAGCAAGAAGCAGAAGCGGAAATAGATGCTATCAATAAAGTTACTAAAGCGGATGAGAAAGCACAGAAAGAACGTCAGAGGAATCTGAAAAAATGGCTTCAAACTGCATCTCAAGCAGTGGGTGCTATTGGTGATCTAGTCTCTACTATTTATGATGGTCAGATTCAGAAAATAGAAGAAGAGCAGGAAGCTAATGATGAGAAATATGATAAGGATGTAGAACGAATACAGAATCTAGCTGATTCGGGAGCAATCTCCGAAGAAGAAGCAGAAGCTCGTAAGCGTGCGGCCAAGGAAAGAACTGAAGCTAAGAATGCTGAACTTGAAAAACAAAAACAAGAAATGGCACGTAAACAAGCCATTTGGGAAAAGGCGACTAGTGTCGCTCAAGCTGGAATAGCCACTGCACTGGCAATAACTGAAGCTTTACCGAATATTCCTTTATCTATTGTTATTGGTGCCATGGGAGCAATTCAGGTTGCAACTATTCTTGCAACTCCTATTCCTTCCTATGCAGACGGTACTCAAGGTAATGATAGGCATCCCGGCGGTGCCGCTTTAGTTGGTGATGCCGGTAAACATGAAGTTATCATGTATTCTGGAAAAGCATGGATTACTCCTGATACTCCAACTTTAGTTGATATTCCTAAAGGTGCGCAAGTCTTTCCTGATGTTGATAAGGTAGATATCTCTAATTTTGATATACCGGATTGGGACTTTCCCACATTTTCACCGACATATTTTGCATCTTCTTCCGGTGACACCATTGTTTTCAATGATTATTCCCGATTAGAAAAAAGGGTTGATAGAACAAATTTCCTTTTGATGAAGAGTCTAAAAATGCAACGCCAAGATGCTTCTAACCGTGAATTTGAACTGTATAAGTTATCTAAACTGAAATAACTATGATTGAAAGATTAAATCAGATAACATTGAGTGATTTCATTGAACTTTCATGCGGAAACTATGCTTGTTTGCTTTCGGACTGCAAATCTATGTCCGAAAGCACGCTTAAAGAAATAGCGTCTAAATTACTTGTCGAATACAGAAGTATTGTTAACCCTTCAAATATGAAGGCTATGGTAATGGACAAAGAGGATATGCTGAAAGAACGTGCCAAACTATTGAGTCTTCGTATTTGTCAGGCTCTTGTTTCTCTTGGCTTTTATGATGATGTTCGTCAGGTATTGGGTCAACTAAATGTAGATACCCGAAATATGAGTGATGAGCAAGTTATATCGAAGCTTGATTATTTACTTCATTCTGCAATTTTTGAGCAAAAACGGAATGAGGAGAGACGCAGTGAGGAACATAAAGGAAGTAAGGCTACTCCTGAACAAATTCGTTCTTCTTTTGATGCAGAGATTGCTTTTCTAATGACATTCTTTAAAATGAGTATTGATTCCCGCGTAATTAATGCTGCTGTTTATGCGAATATCGTTCATCAAGCTGATGTTGAAATATCGATCAGAAAAAGAAGTACATGATAATATTGGTACTACATATATGCTGTAATTCGATTAATTTTTAATTAAAGCGAATTATTTCATACAGTCGTTTGTACATCTCCTTTAGAATCACAAACGACTTTTTTATGAATAGAAAAAACAGCATCCATTGTATAAATAGGCATTTATACAATGTTTTATTGTCAGAATTACGTACATTAGAGACGAAGTGTAATCGGATAACAGCAGAAGTGTCCGAGGTAAAAAAAATGATTGCCTTATTGCCCCCCGATATAGGCACTCTTATTAGTTCAATCGAGCGTTCTGCTAAGGAAATGCACGAACAAAGTATCATGCACCGGAAATATGTGGAAAGGTGCATTAATGGCGAACCGAAGATACACCTAATAAGGAGGGCTGACAATGGACTTTGAAAAGGAATTATCAGAAATATATCCTTGGATATTAAAGGTGGCAAGAAAATTCTGCTGTTCCATGCAAGATGCTGAAGACTTAGCCGGTGATACAGTTTATAAGCTACTTGTGAATCGTGATAAATTTGATTGTTCTAAACCACTTCAACCGTGGTGCCTTATTATAATGAGGAATACTTATATAATAAGATACAATAGAAATTCCCTTATACATTTTACAGGGCTTGATATGGTAGACGGAAGTGCCATTTCTAACTGTACAGCTCATTCAATACTGTTTGATGATTTGGTTTCCACAATACAACGGTGTGCTAAAAAATCCCGTTGTATTGATAGTGTGATATATTATGCTAGTGGGTATTCTTATGATGAGATAAGTGAAATCCTGAACATTCCTGTCGGAACTGTAAGAAGTCGTATTTCTTCTGGACGAAAACAATTATGTCAAGAACTTAAATATTAATTTTATATGTTATTGTAGTGATTACTGGCAATCGAAAAGAAATATTATATAATTTTTTCCGATTGTCAGTAATTTATTAAATTATTATCTGTTTCTAACTTGCCATTGAAAAGTTATATCAGTTTCAGTCATCTCTAATAACTTTATTAATATAACAAAGGTACTATCCGTTGGAGAAATAATTGCAATATCTCCAACTTTCATTCTGGCAAAATGAGAAGGCTCTCTAAACACAAAAGGGTCTGTAATATCTTCAAATTTTTGGGCTCCTTTAGCACTGCGAATTGATTCATTTGGTCCCATTAAATCTACGATCCCATGTACATATTGCAATGTACACCATCTGAATTTGATGGAACGATTATCTTTTTCAGAAAATTTTATTTCAAAATTTTTACCACTGCCAATTACCGCTACTCGTCTTATACCTGATCCATATCCAATATTACAGTCACCATAAATAAAAGTCGATGATTCAATTTTATTCCTTAGTTTAGGTGTGAAAAAGCTAACATTAATATTATTTTCAAGTAGTTTTTCATAACCTTGGCAATAAATTGCCCCATTGGGGTCTAATATTCCTATAATTACATCTTTGATACCACTCTCTATGATTAAATCTGTGCAGGATTGCAGTGGCTGATTATTTGCTATATTTATGCACGGTTCTAGAGTTGTCACTAAAGTTGCTCCATTAAGAGTAGATTTATCAAGTTTCTCTATCGCTATTCTTTCAGCATGTTTTGAGGACTCTTCACCCTTAAAAGCTTTTGCCAATATGATTCCGTCTTTTGCTATTACAGCTCCAACTTTAGGAAATGAAGTACATTTTGATTGTTCTTCTATTGCAATCTTCATTAAATCGACATTTGATAATTTCTGTTCCATTTTGATTATTGTATTTGTTTTTTTCAAAGATATAAATATTAAATTGAAAACAAGAATGCTAATATGAAATATTCTCACTTTTGAAAGCTATGATAATTTTTTAATATAGATATCGGTATAAAAAGGAAGCTGTGATGCGAATGGCGATATTTCTTTTGAAAGTAAATAACTATATATAGGGAGTTTTAAAATGAGAATTTCTTCTCTTATAATGTATTCCTTTGATAAATAGATGATTATATGATGATTTGATAAGGGGGGAGTTTCAAGAATTTAGCCAATCGGAAAACCGGTTGGCTTTTTCTATATATTTGCTCATGAACGTTCAAAAGGAGTTAAAATGCTTTGTAAATATGTACTTACCGTTGATAGTATTTCCTATGATATTCCCAAATCTTGTATTCAGAATTGGGATGAAATAAAGTTTTCCCGTAAACGCTCCGGACTTGAAGGAATAACTAGAACCTTTACTTCAAAATTCCAGTTTGTGGGAGAAGCCTATGATCTCATATTGGAGGAGTATTTGAGCAAATACCTGGCTTCTAATGCTAGTATCACTGTTTATACTATAACTAATTCTCATACTTATGAAGAATTCTTCAGTTGCCGATTGGATTTCGGTTCATTGACCTATGATGGAAATACTGTTTCTATTAATTCGATAGATGATAGTGTCGCTAATATCATAAAGGCTAACAAGGGAACGCAGTACGAATATTCGGTAGATGAGATAAAAGATGTATATCAGCTTTATTATGATTCTGTAAGTATGAATTATAGTCAACCGCATACATTAGGTGGTAATATTGTAGAAAATGATGCTTCTTTGCAATATATTGTAATTGACAAAGGAATATATGTAGAAGCTATAACATATTCGCTTCCCTTATATATTTCTGGTGGTGAACTTCCGTCACGGGATTCACCTCTTGAGTTTTATGATGTACCACAGGAATCGAAAGATGATCCAAATGTATTTGTTAAAGCCTTGTCCGACATTGATATAGTATTGAATTTTAGTTTTGAATACTATATCAGTTATAGTGATGCGTATACAACTAAAGCTGAAATAGTTCTAGGCGGGCGTTACGAAGATGGTCGTTTAGTCGAGTTGAAAAGATGGGGGTATAATAAGGGGGATGTTACCCCAAGTAATCTGAATGAATCCATCAAGATTCATCTGACTAAAGGGCAGGCTTTATTTTTTGATTTGATGGTAACATTTAACAGAGTTAATGCTTCTACTGGCAATATTTATTTTCGTAATTTCAAATTTGAGACACGCTTTACTTCTCGAGCTAACCCTATCTATGTGGATGCAATAAGACCTATTGATGTGTTAAACCGATTGCTTAAAAGCATGAATGGTGGAAATGAAGGTATCTATGGTGAAATAGCTTCAGGTGTTGATGAAAGGTTAGATAATTGCGTGATATTAGCTGCTGAAAGTATCCGTGGAATCCCCCAAGCTAAGCTATATACTTCTTATACAAAGTTTAAAAACTGGATGGAAACAGTTTTTGGCTTTGTGCCTGTGATCAATGGTGTCACTGTTTTTTTTAAACACCGGGACAAATTGTTTAGTGATAACAATGTAAAGGATTTAAATAGCAGCTTTTCTAGTTTTGAGTATAAGGTTGATTCATCAAGAATATATTCTTTGGTTAGGGTAGGATATGATAAACAGGACTATGAAAGTATGAATGGTCGTGACGAATTCCGATTTACTACTGAATATACTACTGGCATTGATATAACTGATAATGTATTAGAGTTGATTAGCCCTTACCGTGCTGATGTTTATGGAATTGAATTCTTATCGCAAAAGAGAGGCCAAGATACAACGGATAGTGAAAGTGACAATGATGTGTTTTTTGTTTGTGCCAGTACTACATTACATGATAATGGCGGAGTACAAACATATAAAGAGTATAGGCTTATAAGGAGCGGTTGGGAAATAAGTGGTGTACTTGATCCTGAAACGATGTTTAATACCATGTATTGGCAAGGAGGCATATTGCAAGCAAATGCCGGCTATATTGGTATGTTCACTAAAAAACTATCTTATTCTTCTTCTGACGGTAATAGTGATGTTGTTGTCAATGGTATAGGAATGAAAGATGATTTTAACGTTGAAAGTGGTATTATAACTTGTGGAGATGTTTCATTCACAACTTATAATGAAGATATTCCACCAACAGATGATGAAACGATTAAAATCTTAAAAGATGATCTAGTTTACGAGGGCTACATCAAAGAGGTGAGTAGTACAGTTGAGAGAAACGAGGGAGTGAAGTATGATTTATTTGTCCGTTCAATAACAAAAGCCTAGAAATATGATTATAAGCCCGTTTACCCCACTGTTTTTTTCTCCGTCTACCGATAAATTTGGAGCGAAGAGTAAATATGTGCAATTATTCGCACGTACAGACAGGATTTTTGTTGAATTGATTTTGACAGCCAAAGAGCAGGAGCCTATAGTTTACATTAATAATCTTTTAAGTAATATATCTACACCTGTATCATTAAGCTCATGGAAGATGAATGATGATAAGATTCTTTATTTCTATAACATTTCATTGCTTCCATGTGGATACTATACTGTAACAGTTAATGGGAATACGAGTGAGATTTTTAAAGTTACGGACGATGAATGTGAGTTATCAGAAACCAGCCTTATTCAGTATTCAATGAAAGATAATAAGCAGCGTCTTGATGCTGTCTGGTGGATAGATGGGATGCAATACTTTTTTGATTTTCGCGTTCCTGGTGGTTTCAAAGATAACGGATGGACGTTCGGTGTGGATAATGAGCAGTTCGTGACCTCTGATGAGGATATTGTTGAGCTATTCAGCCACGAATATACAACAGCATTATTCACGCTTGGAAATGGGATGGGATGCCCTGTGTGGTTTGCTGAATTATTGAATCGTGTCTTATGCTGTAATTACGTCTACTTTGATGGTGTTCGATATACCAGAAAGGAAAGTAATGTTCCGGAACTTAACCAGCAAATAGAGGGATTGAAGAGTTTTGTGTTCAATCAAATGTTACAGAAGGTAAGAACGATGAATCCAGTTTTGGAATGGAATAACCAGCTTGCTATGAGGTGTGTACAAAGCGGTGCTTATAGGATAGCAGATGATGAAGGAATGCGTAGTATCAAGTATGGTTCAGAAAGTGGGGTTGCAGAGGTCGGAGCATATATCAATATGACTAAGGCTATTCCTAATACTGGAGTTTCTATTAATAGTGATACTATGGTTACTGTCAACAGTATTCATCACCCAGGTGTTGATAAAAATTCATATTGGGATTTGATTGCAATCAAGACGACTGACATAGATAACAAGTATATTGGTAGAAGAGGTTACGGTAAACTTACAGTTAATGGACTGGATAGACTAAAGAACGATTTGGACAACGGTTCGATAAATTTGCGTGCTGTACTATATAAAGGAGATTCGTATACTAACCTCATTGAAGGGAGTGTAATCAGTAGGGATGGTGTATGTGTCTTGAAAGGTATTAACGGTGGAGATATTGGTGCTCTGAAGGAGTTCCAACTTTATCTTGATAATGTCTATGATTGCGACATAGATAATCTTGGTATGACCATTGAGCTTGTATGGGTATATGAAAATGATTAAAAAAGAGAATTATGACAGAAACAGAAAAACAACAGATTATTAGCCTTGTGTTACAAGCGTTGAAGACAAACAGTCTTACAATAGAGCAACTGACTGATACAACAGAGCTATCCAAAGATATGTACGTTGAAGTTAGTGGCGGTCGGAAAATATCTATTGATTTACTTTCAAGTACCATTGCTAAAATGGTGAATGGTGATTTTGATGCATTAGTGGAGAATGTCAATAAGATTGCAAAAGATTTATCGGATGGAGACGCCGAGTTATTGAAACGTATAACAGGAGTGTCTGATAAATCCAATCCTTTGACTGACCCATTTAAAAGTATTGGCTCTTTTACTACTATTGGTAGCTTTAAAGATAAATTAAAAACAATGTATTCCGGGGATTCTTCTATTGGGAATTATCGGTGTATTTTGTCTGTTGATTCGTCTAAGATTCCTGTAAATATACAAATTGAACGGTTGGAGCTTAATAAGGTTTGTCAATCATTCACTTCGTGTATACAACTGGCTACCATGTCAGACAATGCCGAAGGTGTATATTTAGGTACAGTTTGTACAATCTCACGAATAGGTATTGTTTCCAATGAGAGTGTTACATGGGGCAAATGGACCTCTGTAATAAATGACTTTGAGGAAAGGATAGGAAAAGCGAACGGTATCGCTCCTTTGAACGAAGAAAGTAAAGTTCCTTCTGAATGTCTGCCTGAACCGTTGTCTCTTGGGGAAAGTGAAGATGAAGCCTTCCCCGGCGACCGTGGAAAGGCTTTGGAGGATGCAATGACAAATATCCCTTCCGACATAATCAAACCTGATTCATTCTCCGTCCTGTCTGACGCTTCCTATCTCAATGTATCTTTCAAAAAAGTGTCCAAAACAACCGGTAAAGAAACGGATGACAGCTTCCGTTTGCCTTCTGCTACCCTTGAACAAGCCGGCCTTTTGTCCGCCGAGGATAAGCAAGCCCTTGAGGATATGAAGAGCGGCACGCCCGCTGACGATGTAACACACCCCATCGTCATTGTTGATGAGATCCGCCCATTGAAAGACGGCTACTATACCCTTGAAACCGCTATTGCCGCCATTGTCTCCTATCAACAGGAATCTGGCGTCAAATATGAGCGAACGGGTCTCATCATTACTTACAAAACAGGCGAGTATGAAATGGAAACCCGGCAGTTCCAGGGTGCTGTGTCCGATTTTGCGACCCCTTCTCTTTGGAAACCCTTCGGGAATGGTGGTGGCAGTTCCGTTTTTGAAACTTCCGATGAACCGGCGGAAGGGGGAAAGGACGCCTTTTCAACTGGTGGCGCCTATGCCTATGTTCCGGCCAACCTCGACGTAAACGTGGAAACAGAAGGCATTGTAAAACTTCAGATGAAGAACGCTGCCGGTGAAACCCTTGGCGATGAAGTGCAGTTCGCTATCGGCACGGGTGGCGGCGGTCAAACTGGTGGTACCATTGTTGCCATTGCTTTCCAGTCGACACCTGTCTATGGCTCTTACGGCTCCACGCTACGAACCTTTGCCGCCATTCGTTCCGTGACCTCGAACGGTGTCGAATCCTCTGACAACCTGATTGAGAAACTGGAACTCGTAGACCGTGAAAGCGGGCTTACCGTCTGGACTGAAACCGTCAACAAAGCATCTTCCGGTGACATGAAGGACTTCTCCTTTGAACTGGACTTCACCACATACTTTACGGCTGCTGGTACTCGGAAATTCAAGCTGATAGCCACTGACGAAAGCGGCAACACCGGTTCCAAGAATGTCAATGTAACAGCTGTTGATATTACCTGTACCTGTGTGCAGGTGCTCAACTATACCCCTGAAACTCTGCTTACTCCGACAACTGAAAGTTTCAGCCTTCCACTCTATAAGTTCGGAAACAACACCTCTGATAAAGGTATCAGTGCCCAGGTTGACATCAAGATTAATGGTGAATGGCAATCCCTGTCTACCACCGTTGTAAATGACAACTACTCGCACTCCGTTGTAATCCGCCCTGCTTCCCTCGGCCTAGAACACGGTACCTATCCCTTGCGCATCCAAGGAACGGATGTCGCATCCGGAGTGAAAGGAAATGTCATCTACACGGCTGTCATGGTAATTGACCCGAATAGTTCCACACCTCTTGTCGCCTTGAGATACGATGATAAAAACGGTGGAGTAGTCCGACTGTACGAAACCGTAGAACTTGATGTTGCCTGTTATGACCCGTTGGAAATGACTTCACCCGTCAGCGTGAAAGCCAATAACGTGCAGGTAACACAAATTGCTGCCAGTCGTAACAAAACCTATCAGGTCAAACAACAACTGCAGGGCTACAAGGCTGACGGCACCGATACGGTCAACTATACTGCCGTATGCAAGGACGTGACTAGCGAACCTGTCCGGGTGACAGTTAGCGGTTCCGCCATTGACGCCGCCATAAAAGAAGGCGCCATCTATAACTTTGACTTCTCATCCCGTACCAATCAGGAAACTGACCATAGCATTGTCAGCGGTAATTATGAAATGAAAGTGGACGGTGCCAACTGGACTACCAACGGTTTTGGCACATTCTTGGGTGAGAACTGCCTTCGCGTAGCCGAGAATGTGGGCGTGTCATTAAACCATGCCCCGTTTGCCGGCTCGTCCATCGAATCCAACGGTGCCGCCATCCAGTTCGCTTTCGCTTCCAAGAACGTGACCGATGATGATGCCCTGCTCCTTAGCTGCTATGACGAAACGTCCGGTGCCGGCTTCTATGTCACCGGCCGGGTGGTCGGCATCTTCTGTAACAATGGCGTTTCCCGTCGTGAAGAACGCGCCTATCGACAGGGTGAAAAGATAACCGTAGCCGTGGTTGTTGAACCTGCAAGCAACTACGTTGAACGTGACGGCACACGGTATTCCATGATGAAACTCTTCCTCAACGGTGAGGAAGTCGCCTGCCTTGGTTATGTTCCGGGCGGCGGCTCCCTGATTCAGACCAAGTATATAACGATGGACGGCAAACTGGGTGATTTGTATCTTTATTACATGATGGCCTGGAACTCCTATATGGAATGGGCACAGGCGTTCAAGAACTACCTTGTCCGTCTGACCGATACAGAGGTAATGGTGAAGGAATACGCCTTTGAGGACATCCTTAAAAGCCAGACAGCCGAGGGTAGTACCCAAAGCCGCCCGTCGGCTGCCGAAATCTATTCACGCGGTATGCCTTACATTGTCGAATGCCCCTATGAAGGCTCCGATATAGAAGCACTGGACGGCACCACTTCCACCAGTACGAAGATATACATCACGCTCTATTACTTTGACCCCGAACGCCCGTGGCGTAACTTCAAGGCCGTGAGTGTCCAAACCCGCAACCAGGGAACCACCTCTGCCAAACGCCCGGTAAAGAATAAACGCTACTACCTCGCCAAGAGCAAAGGCAAAAACAAGGACACTCGAATCATACTACTTAATCCGGACGATACGACGGAGGAAGGACGCCGTGCAATAGCCTTGGCTGCCATCAACAAGGTACAGGTCGGTGATAATACAATCCCGGTCGATGTCATTACCGTAAAAGTCGATTACTCCGATTCCGGTAATGCGAACGACTGCGGCGCCTGTGAAATGATGAACGTTACATACCGTGCCTTAGGTGGTAACTATATGACACCTGTCCAACGTGCATTTGACGGAACATTTGACAGCGGTGACTTGCATATCGAAGACTTGCAGATGAACCACTCTACCGCCAATCACCCGGTAGCCACCTATCGGTGTAAGGATGACAGCCTGCAAAACGTCTATTTCCATGCCAAAGGCAACTGGAAAGAAGACAAAGGGGAACAGTTCGCCCTCGGCTTCAAAGATACCCCCGGCTATAACAAAGGTTGCCTGAATTATGGTGACTTCATAGAGTTCTTCGGTACTCCTGACGAAACTTTAGACGCAATTGAGATACGCTTCAAACAGACTGACGGACTCGATACGGACAGCGTGTACCTGCTTTCCCTGTATTGCGGTAGTTCGTACCGGATAATGAGGTATCAGGACAGCTCATGGAAAAAGCAGTCCGGTTCCATGAAGTATGAAAACGGCAAATGGAATGTCACCGGTGACGTCCTGAATCCGGTTGAAGGTTTCGAACTTCTTAACTACCAAGGTATGGACTGGTTTCAGGGCGTCGGTTCTGTTCAGGATATGATGGCCATGAAAACGGACAAGTCCTCATGGGTTCAAAAACTCGTGGATAACGGAACTATCTCTGCTGATACCTTCCCGGCATGGACTTACTACTTTGAATCGCTTGTCGATGATGACCAGCTCGCCATTGATTACGCTTTGGGTAAGAAAGTGCCCTATAACCTCTACCGATGGTTGCGCTTCTGTGATTCCTGCGATTACTCCAAAGGCGGGAACTGGCAAAGAACATGGAAGGAAAACCTGTATAAATACGCCTGCCCAGAAAGTGTCTTGAGTTATGACATCTTCACCGACTACCTTGCCGCCACTGACCAACGCGCCAAGAATATGCAGCCGATGTGGTTCTTGGAAGAGTATGCTTCCGTAACAGACGGTGTGTACAGCTCCGAGGATGCCATGCGCATGTACCTGAATAAAATCTATGACTGCGATACGCTCAATAGCAAGGACAACGACGGTGGTTGCACGGTTGATGCCGAGGTGGACCCCAACCGGACGAGCGATGAAACATTCACTAACCCTTATGCTGGCTACGGCTCCGTTCTGTTTAATAACATCTATCTCCAGCAAGTAGTGTGGACTGACTCATCCGGTACGGAACTCTCCCTGCGTACCGTTGCCGCCGCCATGCGTAACGTTCAGGCGACCATTGACGGCGTCACCCTGCACCCGTTCTCACCCGAAGGAGCTACGCATTTCTTCATTGACAAACGGCTCAAAAAATGGCAGAAACTGGTTAGTTCTTACGATGGTGAACGGAAATACATCTCCTATACAGCCACTTCTGACGCTATCTACTTTTATGCCCTGCAAGGTCTTGGACTTACTGCCCTTCCGTCCTTCATTGAAAGACGTTGGCGTATTCGTGACGGCTATTTCCAAACCGGTGATTTCTTCAGCGGTGTAATTTCCGGGCGCGTATCTTCCAAATCAAACGCCACCATCCGGATTGTCGCTGCTAAAAACGGTTACTTCGGTGTCGGCAATGACGCTAGCGGCAACCTTTCCGAAAGCTGCTTCCTTGAAGCGGGCGAAGAATATGTATTCACCAACTTCTCACATGAGGAAGGCGCCTTGCTGTATATCTATCAGGCTGACCGCATGAAGCTGCTCGACCTGTCTGAAATCTCCCTGTCAAGTACGGTGAGCTTCTCCGCCATGCAACTTGTGGAAACCCTTATCTTGGGCTCTGACACCCATACAGAACAATCCATCGGTTCTTACGCACCGCTTACCTCGCTGAACTGCGGCGAAATGCCCTTCCTCGTATCACTCGATATCCGGAACACACAAATCGCTACGCTCGTTACCGACAAATGCCCACGTATCGCCCATATCAATGCGTCCGGTAGCAAACTGGAGAACATCACTCTTGCAGAGACTTCTCCGATTAATGACATCTCTCTTCCAGCAACAATGACAAGCCTCCGTTTTGTCGGTCTTCCTGAACTGACCTATACCGGTCTTTCCGCCCCGTCCGGCCTGCAAATAGAATCCATGCCGAACGTCCAACGCCTGCGTCTTGAAACGTCGCCTCAACTTGACGCCATTCAGATGCTCCGTGACGTCCTCGCTTCACAAGCGGCATCCCGTAAACTTTCCATGCTCCGTATCTCGAACATGACCCTGAAGGCTGACGGCTCCGAGCTTCTTGCCATTCTCGAATATGGAGTTGCCGGAATGGATGAGGACGGCAACAGACAGGATAAACCGGTAGTCAACGGCACGTATGAACTGACAGTTATCCGTGAAACGGATGAAATCGAATCTCTTGAATCCGGTATCGACGGCCTTGTCATCCTTACCGTCATAGATGCCTACATCGACCTGATCAACTGGTTCAATAATGAGTCTTATGGCGGGGAACCGTACTACGATAACGTAACGCTGGACAACATCAATGAAGTCCTTGAATATTATAACGGCGAAACCTACGAAGAATATCTCGAACGCTTCGCTGAAGACAATATGGATATTAATGATTTAATCAACAAGTAACTATGACGAATGAACAAAGCGCAACGCTGCTTCGCTTGAATAAACAGGCACAAGTAGCAGCACTGAACGCCGTTGGATTCTCGGATATCACCGAGAATTCCCGCGCATCTGAATTTGGACAACGTATCAAGTGGGCTGCCGGCCTGCTTGATTTGAATCTTGCCTGTAACCGCATCTCGGATAACTCCAAATGGTATTTCACCCGTGAGGAATGGGATTCCCTCACGGTTACCAACAAACAGTTGTTTATCAAACGCGGTCTTCGTATCCGGGCACATGGACACTCCTTCGTAATTTCCGCCCAGGAGTGCTATAATGCCGACATGACTACCACCTTCTACTGGGGCGGTCAGGGCAAAGCCATAGATGGCCTGAATCAAAAAGGACTGGGCGCCATGTATGGCTGCTTCACGGGTGAGGAAGATACTGACCTCATTATCGCAACTCTGAAAGACCAAAATAATAGTGGTGTGATCGGTGCGCCAGCTGCCGAAGCCGCCCGTGCATACCGTGCCTACACTTTGGAAAGTGACGGTATCGAGGATGAATCTAACTGGTTCCTTCCTTCATCCGGCCAAATGCTTCTGATGTACCGCTATCGCGATAAAATCAATGAGATGATGCGTACCTTTTGGAGTAGTGACAGTATGCTGATGACTGATAAATACTACTGGTCATCAACAATTTGGGATACTAACTCCGCCTGGGCGTTCGAACTGAATACCGGGCGTATTACGAATCAAAACAAAAATTCAAATCTTCTCCATGTGAGAGCTGTTGCTTCTGAATAGTATTAACCTAAAATTATATAATAAAATGGATAAAAATATCGCTAACGCAATGCTTATGCGTCTGAATAAACAAGACCAAGTTGCAGCTTTGCAATCAATCGGTTTTACAACCGTCAATGAAAATACCCCGGCGAGTGACATCGCCAAGTATATGCAATGGGCAGGTACGCTTCTTGACCTTTCTTTGGCTACTCTCCGAATTGAAGACGGTGAACAAGTCTTTTTCACGGCTTCCGAATGGAACTCCATGAGCGCAAATAACCGCTCCAAGTATATCCGTATTGGCATCCGACTTCGTGCCGAATGCCACCAGTTCATTATCGCCAAAAGTGACTGCGTTGACGCAGGCGGCAACAAAACGTTCAAATGGGGTGGCTACGGAACCGACTTACGCGGCCTGAAAAACTACGGTAGTGGTAACCAAGGACTCTATGATACCTTCGACGGCAAGGAAAATACCGATGTTATAATAGAAACCCTTGCAGGCGTCAAGGACACCCAGGGAACTGTCGGCGCCCCTGCCGCCGAAGCTGCCAGAGCCTATAAAGCCTGTACGCTTGAATCTGACGGAATTGAAGATACAACCGTGTGGAACCTGCCCGCATTGGGAGAACTTATGCTTATGGCCAAGTATAAAACCGAAATCAATGAGCTCATAACTTCTATGTTTGGTAATCAAAATATATTTACAAACGATTGGTATTGGTCTAGTACCGAATATGACGCTTCCAGCAGTTGGTACGTGAACTTCAACAGCGGCGACGTCAACACGAACGGCCGCCGGAGCGCGGGCCGGGTTCGTCCCCTCGCCGCAATAAACACTTTATCCCTTTAATTCTTTATCCCTTAGAGAGTTAGCTAAATAAAAGCCCCGGCAGGGGTTTTTCAGTTTCACTTTTTTGAGCTAAAATTGTGTTAATTGCTTTACAGTTATTAACTTTGCGCCCTCTAATACATACATTAAAATATTAAAAAATTAACATGGCACTTACACAAGACCTTCCTATATCAAATTCGATGTATAAGCTTCTGAACCTTATCATTGATGCCCGGCAACAATTCCCCAAGGCGTTCCGGTATGAATTTGGTACGGAGTTGATGATGCTTGCCGTTCATTGTTGCGAATATATCCGTTATGCAAATACAGATATGAACCTTGAGCATCGTGCAGATTATCTGATGAAGTTTTTGTGTGAGTTTGATGCATTGAAATTACTGCTAAGAGTGTGTGAAGAACGACATTTGACCAGCCTGACTCAAACTGCCGAAATCTGTCTGCTTGCAGAGAGCATCGGTAAGCAAAGTACCGGTTGGTACAAAAAAACGGTTGCAGATCTCCAACGGCAAAAAGCTAACGGATCGCAACAAGTCGCAAAGCCGGAGTCATAATCGCCAAGGGGATTATGAGTGAGCAATTAGAATTATTTATTGGGCATCCCCCCGGTGATGAGCCGGGAAAGACTAAGATAGCGGATGCAACGGCTTCCAGCAGTTGGAACGTGAACTTCAACAACGGCAACGTCAACACGAACAACCGCCAGAACGCGAACCGGGTTCGTCCCCTCGCCGCAACAGGTAATATAATCTATGACATACTTCTTAGCAGTATTTTCGAAGCATCCGAAGATTGTGCCAGACAGAAAAGAACGAGTACGGATTGTGTTGAGTTTTATAATGATTATCAGTCTGCATTGGTGCGGCTATGGTATTCTATTATTTACGGTGAATATGTACCGGACTTTTCAAAAGTATTCATACGGACTTACCCGGTATATCGGGAGGTTTTTGCCGCCGCTTTCATTGATCGTGTTGTCCATCACTGGATCGCTCTTCGTATCGAGCCGATTTTAGAGGAACGTTTTCGGGAACAAGGGAACGTCTCGAAGAACTGCCGGAAAGGTGAGGGATGTCTGTCTGCCGTGCACTATCTGAATAACATGATAGTCGAGGTCAGTGAGAATTATACTGCCGATGCGTACATTTTCAAAGATGACCTGTTCAGTTTCTTCATGTCTATCTCGAAATCGTTGGTATGGGAAATGCTGAACATATTCGTAAGGGACAATTATAAAGGCGATGATATTGAATGTCTGCTTTACCTTCTAGCCGTTACTATCTTTCATTGTCCACAAAATAAGTGTATCAGACGCTCTCCCGTCTCCATGTGGGACAAACTTCCCAGTAATAAAAGTCTGTTTCATAATGACCCTGACAGGGGAGTGGCTATCGGGAACCTGCCGTCGCAACTCATAGCCAACTTTCTGGCGTCTGTATATGATTATTTCGTGATGGAAATACTGGGATTCATATATTATGTACGCTTTGTTGATGACTTTTGTATCGTAGTGAAATCACCGGAAGAAATATTGTCCAAAGTCCATCTTCTTGATGGTTTCCTGAAAGAACAACTCCTTTTACGGTTGCATCCACGCAAACTGTATCTTCAGCATTATAAAAAAGGAGTCTTGTTTGTAGGGGCGTTCATTTTGCCTGGTAGAATTTATGTATCTAACAGGGTGGTTGGTAACACATATAACGCTGTCAGGAAATTTAATAGAATAGCTGAAAATGGATTTGCAGAAGCGTATGTTGAGAAGTTTGTGAGTACGATGAACTCTTATTATGGCCTGATGAAACACTTTGCAACGTACAATATCCGCCGTAAAATTGCAGCGATGTTGCTTCCTGAATGGTGGGAATATGTTTATATCGAAGGACATTTTGAAAAGTTTGTATTGAAGAATAAATATAACCATAGAAAACAACTAATTAAACATATCAAAAAACATGGATCAAAAAAATATCTTACCGCGTGGGATTGCTAAGCCTATCGAGCAACAGCCGGACGGAACTTGGATTGTACGTCATCACTTCCGGGTGGTTGGTACCAGTGAGAATGGTGAAGAACTGGTAACTTTTGCCAGTTCGGAATATCCCGAGAAACCTACCTTGCAACAGATTCAAAGAAGTATTGACCGTTATCGGGTGTGTCTAACAATGTATGGAGATACAATTTCAGACGAAATAGAAAAGGTTGATCTTTCCGTGTATATGTTTACGGATTAATGGTTCAATCTGTTGGTTGTTTAGGGGTGCTTATCAAGCATCCCTTTTTTATTTATGGAAAAAGTGAAAATTATAATGTCTTGTTTTATAGATATTTATCATAGAATTGATTTCCAAGATTTTCCATTTTTGTAAAACTCGTTATTATACTCAATACATTTGTTCTATACAGAATATTTTATTAATAATTAAACGCTATGAGTATGGGTATAAAAGTATTGTATGATTGGCTTTTGCAATCTAACCGACCAGCACACGTCAAAGCCGGGATGTTCGTCTTTGTTGTAATGCTTGTTTTCTGTTTCCTTCTATTAGGCATTGATTTCTGTAAATCTGCTATTGTTTCTTTAACGACAACCGCCATTGCTGCAATAGTGGTTGAGTACATTCAGAAAAAGTGCGGGTTCATCTTTGATTGGCTTGACGCATTAGCTACTGTTTTGCTTCCTGGGCTGATTACTGTGTTTTCAATATTGGTAGTAACTTTATGATTAATATTATGAGATGGTTATATGAGTTATTTAATGTAGACCAGATACGAATTATTTTCGTTTCGATGTTCAGTTCTCTTCTTGCTTATTTAACGCCGACTAAAGGTTTTCTTATAGCATTAGTTGTAATGTTTGGATTTAATATTTGGTGCGGAATGAGGGCTGATGGTGTTTCAATTATACGTTGTAAAAACTTTAAGTGGGATAAGTTTAAAAATGCCTTGGTTGAACTTCTTCTCTATCTTATAATCATTGAGGTAGTCTTCTCCTTTATGAGCTTGATAGGAGACGGTGAGAACTCATTGTTAGTTATCAAGACTATTACGTATGTATTTTCTTATGTATATCTTCAGAACGCATTTAAGAATCTGATTATTGCTTATCCTAGAAACAAAGGGTTTCGTATAATTTATCATGTAATACGTTTTGAATTTAAGCGGGCTACGCCTACGCACGTACAAGGAATTATTGATAGAATCGAAAACGAACTAGATAAAGAGGAAAGATATGAAAATATTGATTGATAACGGTCACGGTAGCAATACTCCGGGTAAGTGTTCTCCGGATGGTAGGTTAAGGGAATACTCTTATACCCGTGAAATTGCTGGGCGTGTAGTATTTGAATTGCGTAAATTAGGTATTGATGCGGAACTGGTCGTGAAAGAGGAAATAGATGTTCCTTTGTCAGAACGTTGTAGGCGAGTGAATGAATATAAGACTTCTGAAGCAATTCTTATTTCTATCCATTGCAATGCAGCCGGTAATGGTTCAAATTGGATGCAAGCACGTGGTTGGGAAGCATGGACCAGTGTGGGACAGACAAAAGCCGATAAGCTGGCTGACTGTCTGTATGCTACTGCTGAAGAATGTTTGTTTGGAATGAAAATACGGAAGGATATGGCAGACGGTGATCCAGATAAGGAGAGTAGTTTTTATATCTTGAAGCATACGAAGTGTCCGGCTGTTGTGACGGAGAATCTGTTTCAGGATAACAAAGAAGATGTGGATTTCCTGCTGTCAGAGGAGGGGAAACGGACTATTGTTTCTCTTCATGTGAAAGGCATTTGTAAATATCTAGGCATATGAAGTTCCTTCCGTGGATATTAGTCTGTCTATTGTTTGGTGTGATCGTGTGGATGCGTTGTCATCCGCACGATCCGTCAACTGTGTACATTAAGGGAGATACTGTACATGTCCGGGACACAGTAAGAGACACAATACCCAAACCGGCAAAGAAAACTCCAAAGCGTACCGATACGGTATATTTACCTATCTTGATAGATACTATGACTGACAGAACCGTAGAAGGTGACTCAATTCCGGTACTTGTACCTATTGTAAGCAAGGAATATAAAACTGATAATTACCGTGCCATAGTCAGTGGATATAAGCCTAGTCTTGATTTTATGGAGGTGTACAGAGATAAGGAAATTATTACTCTTTCACCTTTACAGAAGAAGAAACGCTGGGGATTAGGTTTACAGGTTGGATATGGTTATCCACATGGATGGTATATAGGTGCTGGGGTTGTATATAATTTGTGGCACTGGTAGTTTTATATCAATAAAAATATATTTTTTATGTGAAACCAAATGAATATATGTATATTTGCAAAATATTCTTGAGAAAACTATGAAAAAGAAGAAACAGTTATTGTTGATTGAAAGGAAAATATATAAGTATCGGAGACATAGGCCAAAGAGAGTAAAACGGCGATATGGTTCTTCTGTGGCTTTATGTAAATCATCTTCTTTGAAATTTTTTCTACCTTTTTCTATAAATATTTTTTATAAAAGATTTAACGATAGACGATCAAAAAGAGTGTTAGATACTAATAAAATATCAGTCCCTGAAATTTTTTCGTTTTATCATAATTTTGATCAGAGTGTTACCTTTTTCAAGAATATAATATCTTCTTTTGTTGAAAAAGAGGGACATATAATAGCCGATTTCTCCAAATGTAGGTATGTTTGTATCTCTACATTAACATTACTAAGAATTCTCTATGATGAATTTGTAATAGCTCAAGAAAGGTATAAACAGATAGATAATCGTAGCGAGATTAGAAAGCTTAAGATTATTCCCTCATATAGAGAACAGAAAGTAAAGAAATACTTACATGCTTTTGGCTATTATGAGTATGATGATTTCAATGATGAGGATGGGGAAGTATTACCTTTGGATTTGATTAGGGGGAAATATAGAAATTCTTATCGAGAAAATACTAAGACTAAAGCAATTCAACAGATTGTTGATTTTATAAATAGTTCTTTTGAGCCTATTAATAAATGTCTATCACCTAATGGATTAAATATTATTGAGTCATTGGTGTCTGAAATCCTTAATAATGCAGAGGATCATAGTCATCGGAATTGTGAATGGTATGCACATGGTATAGCTTTTAATGAAAAGCAATTAGGAGAAAAAGTTGTAGAGTTAAATCTTGCAATAATTAATTTTGGAAATTCAATGTATGAAGGTTTTGAAGAAACAAAAGAACTTAATAGCATTAATTATAATAAGGTGGATAGCAAGTTTATTTCTCATTCTAAACTTTTTAGTTCACAGTGTTTTTTTGAGAGAGAATCCTTATTCATGTTGTATATGTTAAATGAAGGTATTAGTCGTCTTAAGTTTGCAGATTCATCTCGTGGGAATGGTACCATGCAATTTTTACAAGCTTTTACTACTTTAGGAAGTTTTGGCGGTCAGAATGTGAACTTTAATTCTCTTTTAAACGTTATATCTGGGCACACAGTATTATCATGTGATAATAAAGTTGGTCCTTATACAGAAGGAAATCATTTGAAATTGTCGTTAAATGAGGAAAAAGAACTATCTTTGCTCCCAAATAGAGAATATTTGAAATATAACAAAGAGTTTTTTCCAGGGACAATAATTGAGTGTAAGATATATTTAAATGAACAATTCTTTGATGAAATACTAAAAAATGGAAAGAAATAGATTTGCTATACAATTAACTGCAGCCCATAGGGGAGAAGGAAGTACGCTTTTTACAGGAAGACCTGAAGGACGGAAAGTTAGAAAAGAGTTACATTTGGATGATAAAGATAGGGATAATAATTATTATAATGTTTTTATACCATCTGGAACAACTTCCATTAATGCGTCTTTTTTTCTAGGGCTATTTTTTAATAGTATTGAGTTCTTGGGAAGTGTAGATAATTTTAAGAAAAAGTATTCTATTAATTTGTCTCAAGTAGAAGCTTCTTTACGTCCTTTTTTAGAGAGAAACTTGAAGGAATGTTATCGAAAAGCAGAGAATGAAATGAATGATTCTACAGGGTTAGATTGATACAGAGTGTAATGATAGCGGCAGTCAAAGATACCACACAAATTTTTGTTAATGATACAATATTAAATTTGTTAAACCAACTTGTAACTAATATATCAGTTGAGCAGAAATCATATTATCATTTGTCTTTTAATGAAATAATCACTTTATTATTGGCTATAATTAGTGTTGTTGTTGCAATTTATCAGTTTAGAAAGCAGATGTACAAAAATAGGGAGGAACAGAGAATTGCAAATAAAGAAAATTGGTTTTTAAGTGTAATTGTTCTTCCTCAAATAGAGGGAATAAATATTTTTTATAAAGAGTTGATAGATGATGTTTTCGAAGATATACTAGAACTTCAATCTGTTCCGAATGATGATATCGTTTTATTGAGCGAAAAACAAGCTGTTCGGAAAGAACAAATAAATTCTTTTTTTGATCATCTACAGTCACTTATACGCTCTTTTGATTCTTCTCTTTCTCGGAAAATAACAAGTGAGGTTGAGAATTTGGAGGATGAGGTGACAATTATATTATCAGATTACTTTTTCAATATAAGTTCTGACTCAAATAATGAAATTAGGCGGCGTTTGCTTTTGAATAAGAAGGATATTATTGCATTATTATATAGTAAGACACAAGAAGATATAAGTTAATAGTAAATTTTGTATATTAAGAGGTAGCTATTCGGCTACCTCTTAGTTTTGTAATCCCTCCAATCAACAACACACGAATCAACAAACTCTCAAGAAGGGTTACATAAGATAGTACTAATATATAATTGAAAAGTTCGGTAAGGATATAAAAAAGTGAGCACTTTTCTTTTAAGTCAAGTATAGCTATAATTGGTGAGCACTTATATTATATTGTTTGCTGTGATAAATAAGAACAAACTTTAGTACCTTTGGAATCTATTATTTCTGGAAATATTTTTTATTTATCAAAATCATGATTATATTTGAATTGATAATATTGTTTTAAAACTTATTAGATTTTGATTTATGATAAGAATGAAAAGAAATGTAAAAGGTTGGCTCGTTTGGGGAACTGTCATCCTCATATTAATTATAATAGTCATTTTAGCTTTCTATTTTATTCAGACCAAAGGTAAGTTTGCGGATAAACAGACCGACTGGGGTGAGTTTGGAAGTCTATTAGGAGCGATTGCAGGATTAATAGCATTCGTCGGAGTTTTATTTACATTAAGACAGAATAAACAGCAATTCTTGAATAGCGAGGATAGAGCTGTCTTTTTTGAGTTGCTTAGGATTTTTATTTCATATCGGGATGCCTTGCGAGTGAAAAGAATAGATTGGGTATATGATGAAAAACAATGTGAATGGAAAATAACTCCTTACAATGAGTTTTGTACACCAGAAAAAACTTATCGACAGATTTATGTAGAGTTATACCATACTTTCTATTTGGAAATAAGAAGAGGTATTCCTGAAAATTTTTCCAAAGAGGAATTTGTAAGGAGGATTATTCCCCAAAATATGTCTAAAGAGCAATGGATGTTTATATATGGTCAATTGAATGCTGCCATTAACAACATTTATTCAGAGCATGAATTTGGAATACATAAAGGAAAGATTAATATTTATCCTGTACATATAAACACTTATGATTACCTCTGTTTAAATGCGATTAAGATCTATTTTGAACAGAATAATTTCAAGCCCATAGCTGAAGCTTGTGCTAAAGCCGCTGATCATTGTTTTGCCCCATATAAAAATCAACTTGGCACATATTTTAGGAATGCTTATTATATTTTGGAAATGACTTCGGAATTCACTTCGCCCCTAAAATATTCGAATATATTTCGAGCGCAACTGTCAAAGTATGAACTTGTGTTGTTGTTTTTTAACTCATTTAGTTCATTATCAACAATTAAGACACGAAGGTTATACTTGAATGCCGATTTGTTCAATAACCTTGAGTTGAAAGATGTGCGATTGAAAGAGGGGATAAATGATGAATCTGTATCCCGCCGAATGGAATATATACATTTTCCACCAGTCTTGTTTCAAAAGGCAAACAAAAACGAATATATGTCTAGTAATTTGTTGGAAAAATTATACAATGTGACTCTTTCAGAAAATAATATACTATAGAATGTTCGGTAGAAATAAAAAAGTGAGGGGAACCACCCCCTCACCAAAGTCAAACCAAAATAATCCGAATTATGTCCGTATTATCTTGATGTTGCAAAGATACAATTATTTTTCGATTAGACAATAAAAATCCCTGCATCGGCTCAATGCAGGGATGGTGTCAAATAAGAGCTTAACTGATTTTTAATGATGTCTGATGAATCATTTCGCTAACATCGTTCAAAGCGTTCAGGAACGTTTTGAGTTCATTGTCAGTAAAGCGAGCCTTTTTCCCGTTGACTATATTTCCGTTAATACGCTGATATAGCCAGTTTCTACTTTTACCAAAATATTTCTTTGCAATATAACTGAATGAGATTGCTTCGGGCAATTCTCCAAGTTTATCACGTAATATGGCTTCTTCCGCTCTTTCTATATAATCATTGCAGGCATTTACCGTTGCTTTTAGCCCAGCTTCAGATGCTTTTTTGTAGGCTTCCTTTTGGGCTTCCGGTAGTTTATTATATTTATCCTGCATTTCCTTTTTGAAAGCTTCTTTTTCTTCTGTGGTTTTTAGTTCTTTGAATCTTTCAAAGTCAGCCTGCAT